GAAGAGAGAACAGGTAAAAAAACCAAGGACGAACAGAACTTTGATCAAGCTGAAAAACTTTTGTATGGAAAAACCAGGAATAAGTTAGATAATTTTGAGAAACAATATACAGATGTCATGGGTGAAGCCAAAGGAACAGGCCTTACCATTCAGGACATATCCGATTTTCTATACGCACAACATGCTAAAGAAAGAAACTCGCATATAAAAAATAAAAATCCTGATGATGAGGTAGGATCTGGAATGACAGATAAACAAGCCGATGAAATACTAGGAAAATATAAAGGTAAACAAAAAGAAGCCATTGAATCTATTACAAAAAAGTTCCAGGCAATTCAGCGAGAAACTTTAGATATACTTTACAATGGTGGTTTGTTAACTGAAACAGAGTACAATTCTTTAAAAAATAACTTTGAAAACTATGTTCCATTGACAGGTTTTGAGGTAGATCGTGAAAACAATCCTGACTATAATCCTTTATATGAGTCCAACAACAGTTTGGCTGTAAAAGGAGGAGAGACAAGAAAAGCTTTAGGTAGAGGAGGAGTAAAAGCTGCAAATATTTTAGCCAACATAATACAAGCTAGAACAAGAGCTGTAATGAGGGTAGAAAAAAATGCTGTGTTGCTCAAGCTTAAAAATTTTGTAAGCGATAATCCAGAAAGTGGTGCGATAATAATTACAGAACAAAACTTACCCACAACCAGAAGGGAAATAGATGGGCAAGTAGTTGATGTAGTAATGAGCATGCCTGAATTGAGAAGAAGTAAGGACTATGTTAGAGTAAAAGATAATGGTAAAGAGTCATTTATTAAGTTCGCTGACAATACATTAAATGAAATCTTGAATGATGCAGGCCCTGCCAAGCTAGGAGAGGTTGGTACATTTATACAAAAATACGCTAATGTTTTAAATAATTGGTTTAGAGTTATGTACACTACAGGTGATCCAAACTTTATTGCTACCAACTATGTAAGAGATTTACAAACAGGATTGATAAATGCATTGGGTGATTCTAATGTAGACATCAAAGATTTTCCAAGCTTTGTTAAAAGAATAGCCAAGAATTCAGCACAATCTTTAAAAACTATAACTCAAATGGAACGAGGTAAAACAGCAGGAGTTGATCCAGAGTTTCAACAATTCTATAGAGAGTTTGTAGAAGATGGTGGTAAGACAGGTTATATATACATGAAAGATATGAGCGATATAGAGGCTGAATTAACTCAACTTACCGACATGAAGCCAGGGGCTACAACTAAAATAAAGAGAGCAGTCTTTAATAACGCAGTCACAAAAACAGGACAAGCCTTAAATGCTGCAGCAGAAAACGCAACAAGATTAGCAGCATATATTGAAGCAAGAAAGCAAGGGTTGTCAAGAGATCAAGCAGCAGCATTAGCTAAAGATTTGACTGTAAACTTTAATCAAACAGGAACATTTGGCCCATTACTAAATAGTTTATATCTCTTTATGAACGCAGGTATACAAGGATCTGATAGATTTGTAAGTGCAATGAAAACTAAACAAGGAAAACAATCGGCAGCAGGTATTTTTTTGGGAGCTTTAGCTTTAGCTTCACTCAATGAACAGATGTCTGATGAAGATGAAGATGGCGAAACATTTTACAGTAAAATTCCAGATGCAGTAAAAGAAAGAAATTTAATAATAATGAAACAGAATGGCAGGGATTATTACAAGATTCCAATGCCTTATGGATATAGTTTGTTTGCGAACTTAGGACAAGTCTCTCATGAATATATGAATGAAGAAGCAGATCTTCCTGATGTAACAGGTAAATCAATAAGATCACTAATAGGTGCTTTCTCTCCTATAAATTTTGGAAAAAGTAAAAGTATTGGAGGTACTATGATTAGAACAGCAGCACCACAAGTCTTGAAACCTATAGCAGATTTAACTTTAAACGAAAACTTTTTTGGATCTCAAATTTATAGTGAAGGTTATCCAGGAGAGACTGTTCCCGATAGTGAAAGAGGATATGCTACTACTCCAGACACTTATAAAGCAATAAGTAAATGGTTGAATTCTACTTTTGGTGGTAGCGAACTTGTTAGTAGTGGCCCTATAACCGATTTTACTCCAGAAACTACACAATACTTGGCTGATCAATATTTGTTAGGCTCTGGGCCTTTTAAATTTATGACAGATGTAATAAACTTATCAAAGAGTGGATTAAACATAGGTGATAATGAAGAAATTACTGTGAGTGATAAACCAATAATAAAAAGATTTAGTGGAGAGCAAAGTAGATTTGTTGATCAAGGTATATATTATGATAATAGACAAAAAGTTAGAGCACTAGCTAAAGAATTTGAAGGCATCAAACAAGGTGGAGAGAACAGAGAAAAATACAAAGCATATGTCGCTGCTGAAAGACTTCTTAAGTTATCTAAATCAATAGACAAAAAACTAAAACGCTTAAGAGATACAAAAAAGAAACTATACAAGTATAAACCAGATATTAATTTTGAAGTTTATAATGATAATATAAAAAGCATAGAGCAAGCTGAAGATCAATTGTTTGATGAATTCAATAAAACTTACAACGCTTACTTCAAAAAATACAGTTCTGTTGTAGATCCTGAAGTTACTTTTGATTAGACTTTTCTATTTCTTTTTGAAGATGAGCGAGAGCTCTCCAGGCAACCTTAGCACTATGCCTAACTCCATCAGAATCTATTTTACCTGCGTCCATTGCATGTCTAAGCATAGCATCTAAATCATCTTTAGATTTCTTACGATCCCAATGGATCGGTTTACCTGGATGATGTTGTTCACTACCCATGTAAGATACATGTGCAACTTCAAGCAAGGCATCAGGAAAGTATTTCAAAACACCTGTAAAAACAGGTCGTTCTTTTCTTTCTTTGGCAGTAAATTTTTTCAAAGTAAATGTACTTTTATTAGTTCGATTAGTAGAACCATGATAATTCCACACACACTTATGCAGAAACAAATCATTGATGCTTCGTATTTTTCTTTTGATCTCATAATTTCATTAAACAGTTAATTGCAGTATGGCCACCTAGGACAACGCCACATCCTATAGCTTGCCTTTTAAAATTTTTTGCATACGCTGCTGCGTAGCTCTTAGCGTCTATGCCACATCCTACTTGCATTCCAAAGACACGAAATCTTTTTCCAACAAACCATTGACAGTATGCAGTCGTGTGAGTATGTCCACATACAGACGACATCATATTGTTCCTGGCTTTAGTTGCAGCTTGTGATCCCTCTCCATGTTCGTACAACACATCATCATATACAACATTCTCAACCCACTTCCATTTTGGTGTACCCAACACATCATTGTAACTTTTAATCCATCTCTTTGGGATCTGTGAATCAAAAGCTTTTCTCATAATCATACGATCATGGTTTCCTATACACACATCGGCTTTAGGAAATACTTCATACCACTTAGCAACCTCCTCGATTGCAAGATCTAACTCATCTCCTCCACCCAATCCATCAGGATCTGTGGTATGGAAAGATGAATAGTGGTTATCTATTATGTCTCCAATAAATATAACCTGGTTACAATTCCATTTGGCATAGTTATCATAACAAAAATCTAGGTAGTCAGGTAAATTAAATGGAGCATGTATGTCTCCTATAACAAGTATTCTTCTCTCTTTGGTTGTTAGATTTTCATAGGCACGCTTTTTGTTCCCATTTAATCTTGGTCTTATCTCGTTATAATTCATCTTGGTAGGAAAGTTGTAACTCCTTTAGAGTACCTACAAGATCATTAATATTCTTATCTAAAGAATCATAATCTTGATCAACCAAGTCTTCATACACATTGTCGGTCAAGCCATTGATATGACTCATGACATAATTTATAAAAGTCAGAGAGTTTTTGTTGTGATTTAGTGGCTGTTTATTTTTGTTCTCTAAAGTCAAAGGGTTAGTCTTTGATAAAAGCTACAAATAATTTTGCATTATTACAAAAGTTATTATTAGTTATCAACATTTTGTTTTGTTTTGTTAATAACTATTTTAGTATTTTACTTTTCCACAGGACAGATTTGTAAAACATCACCATTTTCTGATACATTTCTTCCCAATTTTTTTCAGGAACTTTTTCTATGATGTCTATGAATTTATCATATCGTTTTAATTTTTCTGACAGATCAATGATGGTGTTTTCATATCCAGACAATTGATTTTCAAGAAACAATTTATCAGCATTTAATAGTTCACCTGTCTGCACATTGTTAGATATTAAATTTTTATCTATGCTATATATTAGTTTCAATATGTCATTAAATTTTTCTTTGAAATCTTTGTCAGTATCGTGCCACTCTTTGAACCTTTTGATAGAGTTTATAATAGTCGCATGGTTTTCAATACAGTCCAATGTTTCTGCGATATGTATGTATTGCATTTTAAAAAGACTTCGCAACAAAAAACAATAGATGCTTCGTGCTTCTGTAATATGCTTTTGTCTAGACTTGATATCTAGATTAAGCTGTAGCTTTTTGTTTATTACTTGTTTTAGATTTTGAGGTGTCAGTACCATGTGATATTATTTTATTGAGATTGTATAGATCTAAATATTGATCAGAAGATATAGTAAGTATGTCATCTAGTATCACGATTGAATAACAATCACGATAAAGTTGAACTGCAAAAAAGTGGGGTTCATCCTGGAACACTACAACACCACCATATATTTGCCAATCATCTTTGATCGGAACATTTGTGATGTTTAAGTTATCAATATGTGTGGCAATTCTCAATCCCAATCTTGCATCGCAACTTCTCATTTTGTCCAGGAATGTTTCCTCCATTTCAAAATGAAACTGCAACTCACTTAAAAATTTCTGTTCTAAATCCATAATTATTTAATTCTTTAATTCTATATTCTTGTAACTTTGATACCTTCCCTTTAGCAGTTTTGATTTCACTAAACAACACATCAGATCCAGGAGGTATCGCCAATAGATCTGGTATGCCATTCTTGTTTGTCTTGATAAGTTTGATTACATAGTAACCTTCTGACTCAAGTTCTTTAATTCTTTTAGATTGGATTTGCTGCTCAGTCATTCTACAAAGGTACTAATTGATTATAAAATCTTTTTTGAAGTGGTATAATGTATAGTCCTTCTTTTTAGTCACAGCTTTATAGATCTGAGACTCAATGCCTTTGTCTGCAAACAGCCAATAAATATTGTTCTTTAATCTATCTTTGGTAGTCATACGATCTCTTGACTGCCAATAACTAGTGGCAGAGAAATCAATGTTGTAGTAAACCAAAGCATCAGCTTCTTTCAGGGATATTCCCTCTCGACCACTCTGTATTTGTAAAGCAATATGCTTGTCATTAGATTTGAAATCTTCCAAATTAGTTACAAGTCGATCGCCCAGGGTATCTTTCAATGCTTCTAACTCGGCTTTGAACTTGTAGAATATGCCAATCTTTTTATCAGCAAAATGTTTTGCTATGTACTGTGCCTTGCTATAATCTAATACCAAGTGATTACCACTTTCAAACTTGACTGTACCTGAATACATTTGATGAAGCTTGTTCATAAGCTTTACTGAAGTATCGGCTAACACAACCTCATCAGTTCCCTCCAGGACTAAATGCTTTTTAAGTTTGGATATCAAACTATAGGTGAGCTCACACATCTTAACAGTCAAAACTTTTTCTTGGGTATCAACAACAAAGCCTGCTGCCTTCTGACTAAAGTTGATAGTGTATGGTTTCATAGCAGTTATAATGGATGTATTACCTTTTGAATAATCATTCATAGTGTAACCATTAATAACTTTAGGTCTTATAAAAACATGCTTACGAGCAAACTTGTAAAAGTTTACAAACTCTTTGAAAGGATTATTAGGTATACCAAACACCTGGTGATACATTTGACTGTACGACTCAGGTGTAGGTGTACCCGACATCAACACTACAGATGGTGTATGTGTCTTAATAATTTCCTTTACTAATTTAGCTCTTTTATTTGGTTTTGGGAAAGCACCTAGACTGTGTGCTTCATCACACACAATCATATCCCAACTTACTTTTGGTATCTTATGTAAACTTTCGTAGTTGATTACATGTATATCAAAAGATGGTTTGAGACTATTGTAATCATCCATGATAGATGATATGGCTTTTTTCTTTGTAACAAACAATACATTTTTAAACTGCAAACGATCTGCTATGCCAAGCACAGTAAGAGTTTTACCTGTCCTGACTTCCATAGATAAGTAAAGGAATCGATTGGATCGTAAGATCTTGGATCCTTCATCTATGATTGCTTGTTGATATGTTCTGAATTTTATCATAATATTACTTTAATTAAATTAGTAAGCTCTTTACATTTTTCATAATCCTCTTGATCAGAAAAGTAATCAATCAGATTTAGTATGTCATCATTCGATGGTGGTATACCTACATTGTGAGCAAAGTATGGAAGATCTGTTTCCAAAAATTCATTTGGAGATACTTTATTAACAAGAACATCATAAGAGTTCAGCATGGCTACATGAACTACAAATTCGTCATCCATATTTTTGTTTAAGTTTTTTCATTACATAGCAAGCTTCAACACCTGCTTCTTGTTGTGTGTCATAAATTTTTTCTCCCAACTGTTCTGTACTTCTGTATACAATACCCTTTTCTGTATGGTAATTTTTACCTTGAGAACTGATACCACCTTTTCTAATTCCGATCTTAGCCTGGTTGCCATAAGGTACAACATAAACTTGCCAATCATTTTCAATACACCATCTGAAATCAGAAGGGAATGTCGAAGGCATCTGTCTGATTATTTTTTTCTTTTTCTTTCTCATCTATAAATTTTATCCATCTACCCTCGCTACTTCTACCTTCAATAGGTGCAAGTCCTGTCATGAATTGTCCATAAGAGTTCAACCACTTATAAAACTTATTCATTGATATAGACATCTTACCTCTAGGTGCATAGTCTGGGTTTTCTAATATAAATTCTGAATACAATTCTTTTTTCAAAATTACCTTGTTGATTACAAGCTTTTCGTTCTTTTCAGATCCATCAATCAATCCACACCACTCGATAAAGTCGTGGCAAGTTTCAGCAGATAGTTTTCTAATCTTAAGATTTACGAATTCACTTTTGACCAATCCTGTTTTCAAAAAGTTCTGAAGGTTAGTAACCATATAGTTATCAAACAAACACCATTCATCATCATTCCAATCTCCAAATAATAATTTACCGAACTCCTGAAATGGTGTGTGTATACTGTTATAGTGTTGCTTGAATTCAAGTTCCCACTTTCTTCTTTCAAAGGATGAACCTTTACCTCTGATTGCATAGTTTGTAGTGATAGCAATCTTAGGAGATTTACTAAATGGTATCTTGATAGCATCTTTGTTTTTCTTTTCTAATGTCAATCCCTCTGTAACCACAGAGAATAATCTTTCAAAATCAAAATGCTTTTTAACATCATCAAATACTAATACCTGTGTGTCTGCCGATACTAGTTGATATGCAAATGATTTTTCAAATGTAAAACCTTTGCCATCAATCACAACTACTTTTTTCATTTGTGATATGGCATTCATAAATATTCCCTTGCCTGTACCACCTTCAGGATTATCAGATATTACTTCATCATTTAATATTACTGCAGGCGAGTACGATAAATTTTTAAAACCATGTAGTAAATAACCCATGGTGCTTTCCATTGATTTGATTCTCACTTTATCTTGACCACAAACATTACCAATAAATTTTTGAAAGTCACACTCATCTATTTCACAGTCAATATAATCTCGATCGATAACATGATCTTTCCAAACAAACCCATCAAGATCTATGTAATCTATCTGAGTTACACCTTTGTTTGTTACTTTGACTGCACAATTTCTGTAGTATAAATAAGATGTATACTTATCATCTGAAATAAAAAATGCATTGACAGGATTAAGCAATGAAAGAAAGTCCTCTCGAAAGAACCTGGTTTTGTCGGCAAAAAAGTTATACACTTCTAAGTCCTCTACTTTGTTTTCTAAATAATCTAGGACATGATCTTTGATTTCAGTTTCGTTTGTATGATCTATAAGATTGTTCGTTACTTTTACAAACACAAAACTCTTTCCACCTTCAGGACAAAACTTAAAGAAACCACTTTCTTCCAAGAATTCTCTGAACAAGTAATGTACAATCTTTATGACTCCTTTATCTGACTTTGTCCAAAACCTTCTGCTTGATTCATCCTCTTCAATTTGGTTTATAACAAGTGTTGCTACATCATCCTCAATATTGGAGTCGATTAATTGAGAACGAATTTCTTTTTTTGGCACACCCTTTTTTATTTTTTGTCTGATCTGAAAAACCTTTTCCTCATCCTCATAATACTTTGTGCCAAACTTATGAGCATGTCTATATGCTGAATCAATAGTGGTTTTAATTTCTGATAAACTAAAATCCTTGGATTGAAAGTCAGACATGATGTACTCAGCAAGAGACTTGTTGATTCCGAAGTCATTGAAAGCTGCTGCTAATACATATAGATTGTTGTTTCTTTCTCCCTCTATAAAACCATATTTCTTTTTCCACCATGCCATCAATCTTTCGATTACTTTATTCTCATCTGTAATAGGTATGGTTGGTCTCTCTTTAAATTTATCTATAGGCCTATACTCATGCTCCTCTATTTTATCCCACAAACTACTGTTCTCATTCACATAAATGAGTGGATCATAGGATTCATAACAGACTCTGCTTATATTCTTACATGCTTTATCAAAGTATTCTGATTTGAAATACTCTTCCAAAGCCCTAAAGTAACCGATATGATTGTCAGAATCTTGTGGTATCTTAACCAAAGTTTTCAATCCATTTCCTGAAGGAGAAACAAATACAGAGTAAACATATTTATTTTTACTCAACGATTCCTTTGCACTCATCAGATCCTTCTTGGTTTTATAACCATCAAAATCTAAACAAATAAAACCACTATGCTCCAACAAAGATGTGTCAGATCTTTTGTTGAACTTTCCAGAGAAACATATAGCAGGTAAATCTTGCTTGATTTTATTTCGTAGTGTCTTATCTTTTTCTTGTCTTATTAACTTTACTCTCTCTTTAGAACTTCCATTTCTGATTCTATCCAATATAAAATTAATCTCTCTATGATAAGGGGTTTCTGTTTCTTTTATGTTCTTAAATATTGTTATCATTTATTAAATTATATTAAAGGGACAAGTCCCCTGCCCAAGTAGCTTGTGAATTCTCTCGTATGGCAGGGTAACTAAAGTCCCAGGAAGTCAACACACACTGACTAAAAGTCTAGTTCTACTTTATCTTTTTTAGTAGGCTCCCATGTATCTAATTCGATGTATGGTTTGCCTGTGCTCTTTGCTGTGTTTACTTTGAGATTAACCCACCCATTCTTTTGGTTGCTTTGTAGAAATTTTACTGCGTTGTCAACCTTGACACTAATTTCTCCCACAACAAAGTCAGGTGCATCATCTCTCCTTTTGAATGAGAAGCCATCTGCAAAGATTTTCTCATCTTGTTTATTGTTTTTATCCATAATAAAAAAAATTAATTAATGTTCCATCTTTTATAAATAGAGTAGTCGTGGAACTTTCAACCACTCTATATAATTTCATGTATAAAGTAACTCTCTATATCCTCGGTTGGATTAGATCCATAGAACCTTCTATACTCCTCAACTGCTTTGATAACTTTTTGTTTACCACTTTCATACATGTGGTCTCCAGGTTCAAAGACTCCAAGCTGATGAGTTTTTTTATCTATAACGAGAAACTTCATAGGCTTTCCAAAGATTTGGCTGTATAAATACGACTGTGAATCGTAACAATACCAATAAGAATTCTTTTTAAAATCTTTGATTGAACTTGTTGTCTTAAGATCTATCACAAAATCTTTTGTTAAGACATCGGCTTTGCCTTTCCACTTCTCTCCATACAACTCAAGAATGCCAGGTTGTTCGAATATGTTTTCCTCTTGATAAATTTGTTCAAAGAAATATAAATTCGATCTCATTTTATCTGCAGCTTTCTGTATATCATCAGCTTCTTTTTGTAGTATGATGTCTGTAGTCCCAAACTCCTCTATACATTCATCCCAAACCTTGCCTCTACGCATGTTTGCAGAGCATATAGGAAACTCTTTTAGTTTGTCTGGCTCTAGCATAAGGGTATGAAAATATCTGCCCTCTACGATTGCCTTTCCTTCCAATGAACTTTTTCTAAATTCTTGTGGATTCCAAAGCAATGAAGCAATGTCAGAGTTGGATAAGAACTGACGACCATATTCGCCATAATAATTCTTATCATCCTTTAACTTTTTAATTGCTGTTTGATTCTTCATAGATCTTTTTAATTGCTGTCACAGTAGGAACAGGTAAATCGTATTTAGTTTTTATGTTTGCAATCATCTTGTCGAAATCAGTTTTCCACTTCTTGTGTTGCTGAACATACTCACTAACCTTACCCCAATTCTTACTTGACTTTGTAAGTTTTGTTTTAGTGCTCTTTTGATTCTCAATAGCATTGGCAACCTCATCAGCCGAAGCGACTGAAGTTTCTAATCCAATACCGAAGTTTGCTAATGCCCTACCCCATGCACTTGTTTCACAGTTCTCAACATAGGATGTTTTGTTTATAAAACTACTTCCTTTTTCCTCCTCTGCCAAACCTGTAGCAATAGTGTTGTCATCAGCATCAATGACATAAGCCATGATCAAGATAGAATTCTCTGTCTTTTCAATGACCTCTGAAATCAAAGAGTGATCTGGAAAGTTAGCACGAAAGTATCTAAGTCTTTCATGAACCTCGACATACTCTTTACCTTTAATGTTAATGGTTTTCAATTTACTCATGATTTAATTTTGATTTTAATTTAAGGGTTTTGTTATACTTATTTAATAGCATTTCCCTCCTACCCTTTGCAGAGGCCAATGCCTTTGTGTTTCTCCTTTTAGTTATTTCTAATTGGATAACTTCTTTTACTATATCTAATGATTCAGTTATATTTTTCAAACTTAATTCTATACAACCTAGTTCAAATCCATGCTCACGAAATATAAGATAATCATCAGGAGATATTTCAGGATATTTGTAACCCCCTTTTTTTGTGTTACAAATCTCAATGTCTCCTGTATCTTTATACTTCTTGATCAAGATACCTTTCAGAACATAAGCATTGTATTGTGCATTACTTACATTGACTGCGTAGTATGAATTACTTGCTTGGTAATATACATCCTCTAAACCTAAACTCATAAAACTATTTCTGTTTTAAGTTGTTTCTGAAGCTCTGGGGATCCCTGTACTTTAGCAATCCCTCTTGAGATTGTGGCCAGATCTATGTCCAAACCTTCCATGTTGCTCAACTCCTCTATCTGCCTTAACTTTAGAAGGTTTTTTGAACACACATAGAATAATAGATACCTATTGTTCACACTTTCATATGCTCGATTTGGACTGAACAGATCTGACTTTTTGATTTTCAAATCCTTGCACACAGATCTCCATGCTTTTTCAAAGATATATTCAGTTAGATTTTTTCTCTTTCTCATTGTGTTCTCTTTTTTTGAATGGAGGATTGTCGAATACATGTTGTAGCATTCCAGGATCTATTATGATACTGCCATGCTCATGCCACATATCCTCCAATGGATTATTCTTCTGTTTCATATTGTTTTAATTTAAGTTCCTTACGATGAACAAGCATAGGCTCTGTGTCTTGCAACACATCATCACAAGGTCTAAGATTATTGTGCCAATTACCATACTCATCCTTATAAGGCACATTAGTATAGGATGGTTCAATGTCTATCACGAAGTACAAAGTATACCTTACTAAATGCCTGGCAATGACTAACCATTCGCCTTCATTTTTGTATGTTACTATGTCTCCTGGTTTAAATTGATTCATAATTAAAATGGTCTTTAAATATAATTAATTAAAATATTCTATGCAAATTTTTTCTAATGAAAAATGAGTCCGACTTTTTTGTTCCATGGATTGTACCATTTCGTTGCCATCAAATCTACCTTGCTTGCATTGATATATCCACTAGCATATAGTTCAGTCGCAGATGCAAATATTTTGCTATGTCGATCTTTCTTTTTATCGATCAAATGTTTCTGCTTTCCTGAATCACTAAATATAATATCATAGTTTTCGGGTAGATCTAAATTATTGAACAGCTGCACCATGTTTGTGTAGCTGTAGAATCTAATTTCTGGATGCTGTCGAGCAATCTCTAGCCACTTGTGTATGTACCCAGGTGAATAGTAATCGCCACTATCATGCACCCTTATGTAGTCTGGTCTTTTCTTTTTGATCTCAGCACTCATCACTTCTACAAAATCATCTCGCTTGGTTGCTTCATATCTTTCTTCAAAGACACTTGCTACATTGCTCCATCGGTATGCCCCTTTTCTTGCATAACAAAACTTGACACACTCGTCAGCCATCGGACAAATTACTTTGCCCGATACTGACTTGTATGCAGGTATTCCAAAATTGAATACCCTTACTCCCAATGCATCACTTGTTTGTTTGAGTTTTGCATTTTGAGTTAGTAGATTTTTCATATTAAAATCTTGGCCAGGGTATATTATTGTAACCAAAACTACCACCTGCCCTGTAGGTGATATCTTTAGGATCATAGTTCTTGCCTGGTGCATACTCAAGTATACTGTGCAGGTGTTTTCTATTCTCCTTAGCAAAGGCAACTGCCTCGGCTTCGGTTGCAAATTCATAGTGGTCTTCAGTATAATCTTCTCCCCACTCAATGTTTCGTCTCAGTTCTACTGAGAATCTTAAGTTGTCTCTATCCATTTTTCTATATATTTATTGTATTGATATTTGAATTCTCCGTACACTTCCCTACCAACTCTTGTGTGGAATCCGTAGGAGTGTGTGTGCATATTAGGTATTGGTTGATCATCAATCATAAATTTTAATATATCTATGCCATTGACCTCACTTGTGCAATACCCTTGACTACACTTCTCTTTAACCATCCTAATTGCATAAGCCATTGCCTCATGCACATGACTATCCACATGCATAGGATGATTTTCTGTTATGTATTGTGTTACTTCCTTTGCTTCCATAATTACTTTTTAAATTCCTCCCATTGATATATGTCGTCATCCTCATAGTAACTACTATGCCAAGCAGCATAAGATCTAGGTTGCTCTCTCATCATATATGTTTCGAGATCTCTTAGATCAGCCAACTCTTTTTTCATCTCTTCTATTTCCCAATGATTCATAGCACAGGTATTATAGGATAGTCTTTCAAGGTTGTGTGATATGCACCACCATCATTGCCTTCATCATCACTTGTACTCCACATCCAGAACTGCGTTCCATCTGGTCTCTGTAATAATAAACACAAGGGTGATTTGTACCACATATTATCCTCTACTTCTTTAGGTGACATGTATTCCACCTTCATAATTCTTGCACCTCTTAGATGCTTGATTGCATTGTTTGTCCAAAATGTATTTGGCCCTTCTTTAATTGATTTACTCATAATATTAAATTTAAATTGTGCCTACTCTTCAGGGTTTCGGCTATCCCTTTCTTCTTCCCAGGCTTCGATATCCTCGTCATCCAACCAATAGTTTATGTAATTATGATATCCTTCTTTCACTATCTCCTCTGCTACACTCATCATCCCATACTTGTCGTAAAATAATTCACTATCAGGATCTTCTATTTCTCGTTGACTTTCCTCATGTAGCCAACCCACTTCGTAACCATCGCTAGTTCCGAGGTAATCAAAGACATATGTCTTTTGTAGATTTAATTCTTGAAATTGCTTTTGTTTATTCATCACATAGGTATTTAATGTTAGACAATATTTCTTGTTTGTATTCTGTTTGTAACAGTTTTCGGATGAGGTATTTAATTTCTTCATACCCTCCATCCATTGTTGATTCGAGTATATACTCTGCGTAATTTTCTATTTGTTTTTCCATTGTTTATTTATTAATTGATTAAATTTATTTCTCACTCCCATGGTTGCCAATTTTTAAATTCTATATTTTGGTTTTCCATTTCCATGATTGTTTGAAAGATAACTTTCTGAGCAAACACGAACTCTTTCATGTCTGTCAGTTTCATCTTGTCCAATACGACAAGACTTAATTTCTCTGCTTCAGAGAATGCTTTGATTGTTTTCATATCGATTCTATTTCATTTTGAATTTCATCAATCTTATCTAGTATAGGTTGAATTAAGTTTATAGTTTCCCAATCATCATCACTTCTGACGATTGATAACACGCTAGCATAAGCTTGATCTAGAACGCTTACGGCATGTTTTAGTTCTTGATTATCCATTTAATATAATTTTAAAGTGTGTGTTTCTATGTTAAAGGTTAACCTAGTTTCGTGGTCTTCCTCTTCCCTATCGGAATTGTGGTCAACTAACCATTTGTCAACATCATTTGTGATTGCTTCAATGTAAGTTCTACCACCATTTTCTGTGAATTTTAATACAAAAATTTCCATTGTTTTCATAATTTTAATTTTAAGTTATTTATTTTTATTAAACCAATTTTCCATGTATTTACATGCATCTTTGAAGTTTGTAATGGGTGATCCATCATTATGTTTCATTGGGTGCTCCCAATCATAGTCTGCATAGTAACCCTTTTCTAGAACTCCATTTTCATAGTGCTGATTGAAAGGTACTCTTACAATAGTCCACCAATGTCTGTCGGCATACTTACCTTTCTGCCAGACCTCATTGAACTCATCAGTATCACAAGTAGGAATATCCCAATCTCTATAATGCACACACTCTCCATTGACAAATGTCAATTCAGCACCCCAACCTTGCTCCTCTACATACTTCCAAACAAAATCAGGAATGTCTTTAGCAAACATGTCAATGATGTCTTGATTGAATGGACTCCATGCAGTTTCAAAGTAGTATATTGATTGACTCTGACCATGAATGACTGCATTATGTTCATCATCAACACAACACCCCCACTTAGTGCCCCAATTATAATTGCACCACCCATACCAATCATCAAACCCATACTTTTTGGTTAGATAATCTTTATCAGCATCTTTATCCTCATACTCTTCAGGCATAGGTTTGTAGTATCTACATACACCCTTCTTGGCTATCTCTTTTAGTTTGTCGGCATACTCTTTTTCAACCGACAAAGTATTGTATACCCAATTAGGCATCTGTTACATGGCCTTTAGAATCCAACTTGATCGGTTTAGACACAAGATCAGGAAACTCATCATGCAGAACTTCATGTTCACCTGGCAACCACATATCTCTATTGATTTTTAAGATTTCCTCTCTCCTTCTCTGCCTGTACCACTCATCTTCAAAGAGAACCCTGTAGGTTGCTTTGCTGATGTCCTCATATGTCTCATAGGCTAACATGTATAGGTTACATGGCTTACCCTCATGCTCATAGTCCTCATCAGCATAGTCCCCCTCGACCGATATTTTATCTCCACTCCAACTACCAATCAGATCATTGTTAGAGTGTAGATCTCCACCACCTCGACCATTGCCATTGGCAAGTAGAAATGATAGTCCTGTGAGTATTGTGCCACTTCCAAATGAAAACTCGCACAACTTTGCACCTTCCCCAAATGTATGGGGGTTCAAGAATTGCTTCTTGGTTTTGTTTACAACAATATAGTATTGTCCCATAATTAAAATATTAAATTAAATTTTGCCTACTCTGTAAGGTTTTCGGCTACCCCTTATAATTTATCTACTAATTCAGTCAACTTTTTTAAATCTCCTACCATCAGTATACTGTCATTGGTAGAAGTCTTTCTCCAATTAAATAAGTCTACCAATTCTTTCAATTCATGTCTGACTTGATATTCATCCCTTATCCTAACACGAATATCATCCTCAAACTTGCTGTTAGCAATGAATTCTACCACAAACATGTTAGGACATAGAGCCTCTAGTATAGCCTCTATCTGTACTACATCATCCTCTGCCTCCCATCCTAATCCCAAGACTTCGTTTGCGACATCCTCTAGTTTGTTCTGCCCTACAAAACTATAGGTAGACATATACATGCCTATGTATTTTGAATAATCATTTTCCATATATTTCTTTTTTAATCTCTTCAACTAACTCCCAAATCCTAGCCCCTGTATAGACTTCTGTATACTGATCATCCTCATGTCTGTTTACTCCATCCTCTACAATGATACATTCATGAGTCATTTCTAAATCAAATGTCCAGCTGTTTGAAACATTTGCTTCCATTAGTTTAATTAGTGTGAGTACCTTGTCTTCAAGGTATTCAGGTGCATGTTTTCCCATAATTATAAAATTTTATTGTTATTATTTTCTAAGGTTTCTATTATATACTCTAAATCATCTAGCAAACTGCATGACTGTCTGAATCCCTCCAGATCGCTTTGCTCTTGTTCTGCTATCCAATTAAAAGCATGGTTCAGGACATCTAATGTCCATTTTTTATTTATCACTTCTCGTGGTATAGGAGGAGGTAACTTTGCTAGTTCATACAACTCCCTTGTTAATTTACTTGGTTTTCCCATTGCCTTCTCTGTATTTAGTTATTAATCTAAAAGACGCCGCAACATATTTGTATATGTGACTGGATTGTTCGAGCCAGTTGTCGAAGTCCTCTTGGTAGTCTGAGTTTTTGTCTACCATTCCTGATGCAGTCATCTCATAATCTGTCCAGAAACAAGCCCACGCATCATCTTCCTCTTCCGAAAGATAATATGTGAGTTCCTCTAAAATGTGAATTGTTGACTCCAAATCGAAGTCGTTGAAATTGTGTTTACTCATGTTAAAAATTATTTATTATATAGTCATTACATTCTGAAGGAGTCTTTGTTGACCAATCAAAGCCCTCCTCTTCCATTCTCTCAAATACTATGGGTGGGTGAATGGAGTGCCCACAACACATAGCTGTTAATACATGTTTATTCATCTTTAAATTGTTTTCTAAGTTTCTCTCTGTCCTCATCACTAAGCCATTCGTTCCAGATTATTTCTAATCTTTTGTCTGACTCTGTGGATTGCTTGAAATCCTCTTCCATTGCCAACAATCTGACTGTGCTTTCTTGAAGCAAGAACTCTGCTTCATACAGTTCAACTTGTGCTTTGCCATACTCTGCAATCATTTCGGCAAATTCATATGAAGTTTTTAGTGCATCTTTTGATTCGTCCATTAAACTAAATCCTAGTTTCAACCATTTTTTGCCACTATCATCAACCATCTTTTCACTCCAACTAAGTTCGTACTCTCCAAAACCTATAAAGCGACTATCATTACTTACATTTCCATCTGCTTCATCATACATTGGGTGTCTCTGTGGAACATAGACATAGCCGACATACCAACTACCCAAAAAAGGTTTCTCGACTAATTGTATTTTTGTCCATACATCACACCCTCTCATGACATGATTAGGTATTTAAATATGATAGCACATACGCATACTAATACTAAAACTCCAAGCGATAGCACATATAGTGTTATCACTTTACTAATAATTGATTTGAATTTATTCATCTCTTCTGTTTAAATAAAAGGTTTCTTGTTTATCTAAAAAGTCCAGAACAGAAACCATTTGAATTCTGAACTCCTCTATTTTTACTAACGCTTCCTCATGGTCATCTCTCTCTTGATACAATGAACATGTCATGTTTTTAATTAATTGATTACTTAGATCCATAATTTGAATTTATTAGATTATTCATTTCCTCATTCCACTCATCTATCATCATATCGGTGTCTATTATTATATCCCCTGTCTCTTCACAGGTTGTATAATAGATTTTTATTTTAATGTAATTATCCCTATTCATGTCATCATCATAGACGCACCATTTAATTTGTTGTTTCATATTATTTATTTATTATTTCAATGGATATATCATCATAACCTTTGCGAATCCACAGGAATTTTTCAAATTCTGCATCATCTAAAGTGTCAAAATAATTTGGAGTTCCACCAACCCATACTATGTATTTTTTGTTTTGTTTCATATAACTAAAGTTTTAGGGGTTTGTTTTTGATACTTCTTACTTCTGGTATTGTACCAGAGTTGTTCTATGACTTTACCATTCACAGACAATCGGAAACTTCTCCAAATGCCGAAGTCTCTTTTTGTTTGTTTGATGGTTGCCATAATCTTACTGTTGGTGCTACTTGAACCAACATGCATGGTGATCTCGCTGTGTTCTTTCACACCATACGATTTGTTGGAATTACGATAAGCACAACTGTTTATCGTGTTCCAAATTGGATAACTTCTACTCATAATTTATATATTAATCTTGATTATAATACTCATCTCGATAAGGCCTTTCATCATAAAAATATCCTTGATACTCACATTCCACTAAACTTATATCTACCCATTCTGTATCTTTCCAACTTTTAAATTTTCGTTTGGTGGTGTGCCATTGAGGATATCTCAACAAGTTGGGTGTGAGTATCTTTTCTTTTGAATAGAACAAATCTATTCCCTCATCTCTTGTTGTCTTTCCATTCATCTCGGCTATAAGTTCAAAGATATCCTTACCTCCGAATATCCCATATCCCTCATAGTCTTCATCACTAACCCAATGGTTTCCTTTGTTATCTATCATGACAACTCGGATTGGTAGTTCCTCTGAATATTTGTTCGGTATACTTTCACCTGTGTCTGTGGTTTTAAAACTAAAAAATCCCATATCTAATTATTTAATATTAATTCTTTAACTCTCTCTAAGGCTCGTATCTCTGCCTTCTTTCGTTGTATTGACATACTAATAAACTCCAACTCTTTCTCTGCTACCCAATTCTTATGCTTTGAGTTTTCCTTTTTCATGTATTCAAAGTAGTATTGGAAGGTTTTGAGTTTATCTAACTCGCCTTTGAGTGCGAGGTTTTCTTTCTCTAATTCATTCATACCTTAGGTTTTTTATGTTTGTGCCAATTCTTATAAGGCATATCACTCCATTCAAAAGTGGAGGTTGTTGGTTCAAACAAAAATGTTGCATCAGGATTATCTAATAATGCTATTTTCTCCCAAATGTGATTTCTTTCATTGTTCAACTTCTCATTCCATTCTCGTAATTTATCAACATACTTATAGATATCCTTCAACCCATAAATTTTTCCATCTGGCTTGAACTCTAAGTCATCAATCTTGCGTTCAAGTAAGTGAATACAAGCATTGAAATTGCATTGCCAAGCAACCATTTTGTCATGGCTTCTTAGCATTTGTTTGATTTGATTACTTTCGTATCTAGTCATCTTATCAATTCTCTAATTAAACTTACATCTACTGTCTTATACTTTCTAAAAGTCTTGTTCAGTATCTTGTTTGCTGACTTGAAAAGGTGATGGTCTGGGCTATATTGCCTGATCCATTGATGTGCGTTTTCAAGTTCTGTAATTTCAGTAACTATTTTTCTCATAACTATTCTATTATTTCTCTTGTTATTGGGTGTACGAAGTCTTGTTTGATTTCGCACCATTCAGCGATAATAACTTTTTCCATTTTTATTGATTTATTAAATTAAACTCTCTTTTGATTGATGTTTCTACTTGTTGGGCTTTCAACTTTTTCTTTGCTGACTCCCAATCAAGTCCATACTCCTTCATCATGTGATGAACAAGTTTTCCATACACTACTCTTTTTCGTGTGTGGTTGTTGTCAATTTTCTCAACCTCCCTTGTTAGATTGACTTTTTTAAGTATTCGCTTTCGCATATTTAACTAATTTATAGTTAGGGGTGGAGGAGGGAATCGAACCCTCTCACCACCTGTAGTGTTGAAGTTTTTTCCGTAATGCCTTTGAGTCTCATTTCATTCCGAAATCGCTACATCATCTGTATCACATGACTCTCACTTAAGGTGTACTTCAAACCCGACATTATTACTGATTTTGTGAATTGGTTTTGCCTCGACCTGTTTCGATCGATTGTCTACGAGTTTACCTCTAACTAAACAAATCTCTAATCCACCGAGTTTCTTATCCTTACAACCCATCATGGTGATGGGAAATCTCAATATTCATCAGGTTGGTTGCCTGATGTCACAAGTTTTTAAACACAAAGGGGAACAAGTCGCCCGTACTCTGTTTACCCTTTGTACATACCGATATGTATGTTTGATGATTCAACTTTACAAAGTGCGTCAAGATTTTACATAAGTTCGCTACCTGTCTTATCTCGCTTTTGGCTCGATAGTTCCTCTACCTATTACCCCCGATAGAGAAGGGGCAGACCTTACCTGTTCAGCACTCGGCTGTCGGTCTTGTTCAGACATAGGATAGACATACTTTGGGTTATCTGATGCGTTGTTTTACTAATGTATCTTCGTACATCACTACCGACTTATACAGATTGCTCTCTGTATCCTCAAGGGCTCGTGCCCCGAAAATCCTAAAAATCCCTTCTGTTTGGCTTCCTGTACAGATATAGGCATTTCGCCTGTGTGCATTTCGCATCTGTCAGTACTGCTTATCAGGTTTCAAATCATATTCAAACTGCATTCCCTGAAATTTGCAGAAGTTAGATGAATGGGGGGGACTCGAACCCCCCTAAATTCCAAACATTCATTTGAGTAATTACGCAACCGATTTAACTCTTTTTGCGTTGGCATTTTGCCTCTTTACTCTTGCCAAAGTTTTTTCAATTTTATTGAATTGCTTTAGCATCATTAACCCCGAATAAATTGAGTGTTGATATTGACCTCTTTTTTTACTCGCTTTTGCTTTAAAATCATTGAAACTTGGGAACTTTGATTTTCCAAGTATTTCATCTCTATATTTCAAAAATTCGCCTGTTGCATTTTTCAAATCTTTGTAAACTTTTGAAAGAGATTTATTTTCAAGTTTAAAAGCAACATTAAACAGATAAATAGAATCCATTTGTGTTCTATCTTTTTTCTTAGTTAATAACTTTTTTCTGTTTAATAACTTGGTTATGCCTTTGCCAACTCTGTTACTATTATTCACAGGTTTAGCACTGGACTTGTTCGAAGTGTGTGTTATTGACTTCATATGTAAATGAGCATAATTAACAGGGAACAACCCTGAAAATTTTTCACAAGGTACAAAAAAAAACAAACTTTGCAAAAAAATTTTTAAAGTGCATTAAAAAAAACTTGCAGAGCTCTTAATTTTTACTCAAGAAAATCACACAAAAAAAAATTCAAAAAAAATTTATTTTATCCCCTCGTTTTGTTTAGTCAAATTTTCAAGTTTGGGGGTGTTATGTAAATGCTCTTGAGGTGTACCGAAGGGAACGAGGGAAGGACTTTCAAAATCGCCAACAGAGGTAAATCGAAGTTCTCGGATCACAGGACTTCGTCCTGTGTCCGAGGGGTGCGAAAAATCGCCAAAATTTTGCAAAAAATCAGCGAAAAAAACAACCCCCCCACAGAAAAAAAAATCGATTTCCAACAGAGCCATGCGTGCGTGTGTATATATATAACCTAAACAATATAGGTAACTGATTATTTTGTATCTTTGTAGGATTAAAACTAAGATCATGGATGGATTAGAAATTAAAAATGGAAGACTGATCAATAATAGACCAGATCCAGTAATGGGCATTACAAAACTCTGCATGATGAAGAAGTCAATCAAAAGATTTGACAAAGTTCAGGTGATTGCAGAGGCTAATGAATTAGCAAACGCTAATATAAACCTATTTAAAAAATAAAAGCATATTTGTCTTCATAGACAACTATTTCTCTCTTCTGTTGTAAGGGGAAGGCTTCGAGTTTTCCCCTTTTTTGTGTCGAATTTTTTAGAAAATGTCGACTCAATGTCGAAAAAAAACCTAAAGTGACACTTTAAATCTGCTTTGTAACTGCTTATTTTACAGTATTTTACTACTTTTTTAGTTTTTTCTATGTCGAAATGTCGAAATGTTCCCCCATTCTAGAGAAATATTTTTATATATAGATAGAATTATACATATATTGTATTATTGCCTGCAAATTCCGACATATCGTCACTAGATATTGTAACATTTTTTTTATATATTTGACTATAATTTAATTTAATATGAATAATCAAGGATACCTACCAAAAGAAATATATTTCGACCATTCTGGTCGTGAAAAATTGCAAAAAGGCATAGAAACTATCTCAAGAGCTGTAAAAAGTACGCTTGGGCCTCTAGGAAACACAGTTTTAATCGAATCTCCACACCTAACTTCCTCTATTACAGTCACTAAGGATGGAGTTACAGTAGCTAAAAGCATAGATTTAGTAGATCCTGTGGAAAATCTAGCAGTTAAGATGATGAAAGAGGCTGCAATCAAGACTGCGACACAGGCAGGTGATGGCACTACAACTGCAATCGTATTGGCTGAGTCAATCGTGAGGTCAGGCATGGAACATATTGATCCATCTTACAACAAAACAGAAGTTCTAAGACATATACAAAGAATAACCAATGAGATAGTAGAAAGATTAAAAAATTCTGCCAAGAAACTTACTAAAAAGACATTAGTGGATGTTGCTACAATATCAGCCAATAATGATAAGGAACTTGGAAAGATCATAGCAGACGCTTATCACAGGGTTGGTAAGGGTGGAATGGTGGCAGTTGAGAAATCTCAAACTACTGCTACATATTCCGAAATCACACAGGGTATAAAAATCAATCGTGGGTATGCTTCTAACTTATTTGTGAATAATCAAAAGAAAGACGAATGTATCCTTGAAGATGTTTTGATCTTGGTTACTGATCAAGAGATTGGAAGCATACTTGCCATTGAAAATATTCTTAAACCGATCATCCAGGCTAATAAAAAATTACTGATCATTGGTTCATGTACAGCCAATGTGATAAATACTCTTGCTGCAAATGTGGTGAAGAATAATCTTAAGCTTTGTAATATACCTCCACCGAGCTTCGGGTATAGACAAAACGAATTGATGCAGGATATTGCTTTGTCAGTTGGTGCTAAATACTTTTCCGAAAAGACAGGTGATAATCTTGAACTAATTAATATGGCAGATCTTGGACATGCAGAAAAGATTGTGGTTGGTCGTGAACAAACTGTTATAATTAAGAATCCTCAACACACTAATGAAGATCTGATTCAAGAAAGAATAAAAGAACTACAAGAAGCTGCAGACAATACAAATAAAAAGTCTGACAAAGATTTCATTTTAGAAAGAATCGCAGGACTTAGTGGAGCTGTAGGTGTTATTTATGTTGGTGGTGATTCAGACATAGAGCAAAAAGAAAAATTCGACCGAGTCGATGACTCGGTGTGTGCTGTTAGATCTGCACTAGAAGAAGGAATATTGCCAGGAGGAGGGATTGCGTTATGGCAAGTAAATGATGAATATACTTTTGAGCACGCACTAACAGACAAGAAAGATGAATCATGGTTAGCATTATCTATTATGATCAATGCATTGAAAGCCCCTTTATATCAAATCCTGGACAATGCAGGAATTGAAGCAGGCCCTATTGTAGGTGCTCCACAATTTAGTTGGGACAACTATGGGTACGATGTTAAGAATAACAAGCATGGAGATATGTATGAACTAGGAATTATTGATCCACTCAAAGTTACAAAGCATGCTTTGAAGAATGCAGTATCAGTTGCTACAACAATATTATCTACAAATGCAATAGTAACCATGGCCAGAAGCTTAGACAAGAATGGCTAGAAAAATAAATATCAATGTTTACAAGACCAAAAGTAGAAAGCGTAAAAGAATACATGCTAAAACTAAAAGCAGTAAATGTAAACAAAGTAAGAACTACCTCAAAAGATACAGAGGACAAGGAAGATAGTTAATTAAAATAAATAAAATGGTAATACACAATCAAATTTTTGACACTTATAGAATCGAAAAAGAAAAAATAAAAGAAGCAATAAAACTATTAGAAGATAATGGTTATATTGTATACAACAAGGACAAAGTACATGAGACCGATTAATACAGTATTAATAATTAAAAAAATAAAAGAAGAGGTAAAAACATCTTCAGGACTTTTACTTTCACCAGACGATGAAAACAAATTTAGATACAATAAAGCTGAAGTTTATAAAATCGGTGATAAAGTTCTAAATGTAAAAGAGGGAGATATAATATACTACGACAAAGTTAGAGCTCATACAATGCTTATTGAAGATGAGCCTTACTCTATTATTAATGAGAATGATGTTGTAGTTGTATTATGATCACAATAAACTCTGTTAGTGGTGGTAAGACCTCAGCTTATATAGCAGCCAATTATGATTCTGATTACAACCTTTTTTCTTTAGTTACTACAGAAAGCGAAGAATGTCGTTTCAAAGACGAATCGCTCAGGCAAAAAGTAAGTGATCGTATTGGAAAAGAATTTATTGGTACACTTGAGGATGATATCATCATACACACAATTTTTGATCTTGAACAATACATAGGCAAAGAAATAGTCTGGGTTTCAGGAATATCTTTTGATGAAGTTATAAAAACAAAAGGTGGTTGGCTTCCAAACAAACTACATAGATATTGTACAACTCATCTAAAACTAGAACCTATGTTTGAATGGTGGAGAGAAAACTTTGACGAACCTGTTCAGTTTAGAATTGGATTCAGAGCAAACGAACAAGGAAGAGCCAAAAGAACTTTAGAAAAAAGAAATAAAGATGGATACCTAGAGCATAAAGCTGTAGTAGGTAAATATGGCACAAGAAAAAAGTGGGGTAATATTCCCTGGCAGATTCCTACATTTCCATTAATAGAGGATCAGATCTATAAAGACAACATAGAAAAGTTTTGGAAAGACAAACCTGTGAGGTTTGCTTGGATGAATAACTGCGTTGGTTGTTTTCATAAAAACCCTGTTCTTCTAAACAAGATGTTTACAAAACACCCGAACAAAATGAAATGGTTCGCTGATCAAGAACAAGGAAGAAAAAAACAAGATGGTTGGATAAACCACATGAGATATAACGATATTAAAAATTGGAATCTACAAACAGAATTGTTTGATACTGATTTTACTGATTGTGATTCTGGTTATTGTGGAATCTAATTTCTTGATTTAATTTTATTATCATGTTTCTATATACTGTATCTGAATACGAAGCTGACTGTAAGAACAAAGGATTCTTTTCTTCTGATATTTCTTCTCCATTCAACTTCTTATATACAACATCTATGAGTCGTTTCCCCTTGTACGAAAGCTCGTACAATGTAGTTTGAGACTTGTGTCTTTTCCTCCACACTCCTATCCAACCATCACGAAGTAATCTATCGAATCTATTTCTGTCCCAAGACATGATTTCTTCAAACTCATTAAATTTAGTTTTGTTGAATATTCTTTCGCTGTATAAGAAAAACATCATTTCAAGATCTGGAGTTGAAACTCCATACTTAGCCTTTACCCAATAACGAATTACCCTGTAGTATTTCATATAATCGTAACCAGGTTCTTTACGATCATAGTTCTTTCTGATTTTAGTTTCAAATTTCATTTAAGTGTATTTATTATCTTTGTACAAAATTAATCTTTTAAAAATTTAAATTATGCCTACAGTAAAAGCAAATGGGATGACAATGAAATTCCCTTACACAGCCACAGGAAAACCCAAAGCAGATTATCATGCTAAAATGTTGGGAGGAAAAAAGAAAAATAATCCAGGATATAATGAATATAAATCATAGTCATGCCTAAGAAGAAAGGAAATAAGATTTGTCCTGCAGGAATAGCCTGGGCAAAAAGAACATTTGATAAATATCCTTCAGCTTATGCAAACATGGCTGCAAGTAAATATTGTAAAGATCCTAACTACGCAAAAAAAAGTAAAAAATAATGGATAAAAGTTTAAGATCAGTAGTATCACAATTAAAAAAAGCTTCTAAGATGCATTTGGCACAATCTAAGATTATTGAAAAGCATATAAAAGATATGCAGAAAATGTCTAAAAAGAAGTAATGGGTGAACTAAAAAAATGGAGGGAACAAAAATGGGTTCGTATTGGAACTGATGGATCTATATTAGGTGCATGTGGAACTAGTAAAAATAAAAAGAATCCAGATCGTTGTTTACCACTAGCGAAAGCTCGAAGCTTAACTAAAAGCCAAAGAGCAGCTACAGCAAAAAAGAAAAAAGCATCAGGGGGCAAAAAACAATTTGTTTCAAATACTCCTGCTGCTAAAGTTAGAAACGCTTAAAATAAATTGTTATGAGTAAAATGCATAAAAGCAAAAGAAAAAGAGGTGGAAATACTATTAGTATGAAAGCTGATTTAAATAAAGATGGAGTGTTATCGGATTATGAAAAAGCAAGAGGTTCGGCAATCCAAAAGTCAATGAACGAAAATGGCTGATAAATCTAAGATGAAATGTAATGTCGTTAGACCTAGCGACAGACCAGGGAAAAAGAAAATGGTAAAAGCTTGTTCTGGTGGACAGGAGAAGCTTATACACTTTGGTGCTAAAGGTTATGGACATAACTATTCATCTGCTGCTCGTAAAAGCTTTAGAGCAAGACACAAATGTGATTCAGCGACAAACAAATTAAGTGCTAAATATTGGGCATGTAAGCATTTATGGGCAGGAAAAGGAGGATCTACTAAAAGCTCTCCTGCTTCGAAAAGAGGAAAATATTAATTATTATCTTTGTAAAAAATTAGTTTAACAAATAAAAATTTTAGGAATGAAACATTCACAAGGTTATAACGCAAGACTCGATGATTCAATCGGGAACAAACACAAAGGCCCACACTCTCAATCTTTGAAAGATAGAAGAGACGAATCAAAAGCTATGGCGAAAAAAGAAACAGGTCATGCTTATTCTGGAAACCATTCAATGAAAGAAGACAAGCATTATCCTTCTAGCGTTCACTCTCACTTAGGAAAATTATTCAGCAAGTAAGATGGCGAAAGAAAAACCAATAAAACTTGATCCAAAAAATAAAGGCGACTTTACTGCTTGGGTTAAAAAGAACATGCCAGGATCTTCTGTATGTGCAGCAGCTTCAAAGGTCATGAAAAACAAAGGGGGCAAGTATAGCCCTAAAGTTGTAAAACAAGCAGTATTTGCAAACAACTTTGGTTGTAGAATGAAAAAAAAGAAATAAAATGAAATCAAGAGGTCTCGGAGACAGTATAGAAAAATTTACAAAAGCTACAGGAATCAAAAGTGTAGTTAATAAAGTAAGTGAAGTAACAGGAAAACCATGTGGGTGTGATCAAAGAAGAGACACACTAAACAGGATTTTCCCTTATCAATAAAATTATGGGTTATCAAAAAATTGTAGTTAATACACAGCAAGGATTGGAAGTTATCGCAAGCGATAGTAGTCCTATTCCTAATCCTGCTTACAAAACATTTACAGGACAAGGAGAAGCTGTTATTACTTCAACTAACACAGCAACCGATACAAATAAATTGATAGATGATCAAGTAGATTTTCAAACTGCTTCACCATCAATTGAGGTTACTGACAAAGTTTTTTCAATAAGTCCTGCAGGTAACGCTGTTATAACTGCAATAGATTCTTCAGACACTTTAAGTTTAAATGGTAATTTATTTTCATCAACAGGAATAGATTATATAGTTGTAAAGCCTGATCACTTGGTAGACAATAGTGTAGATTTTACTGCATTAGGAGTTTTACCTGGTAATATTATTTGGAATACAGACACAAACGAAGTGGCTGTAGTTTTAGAGATAGTAGGTAGTAACTGTTTAAAATTAAGTGCAGATCTATTTGGTAACAACAATACATACAATGACAATTGGAAAATCTATACTGATCCAAATTCTTCATTCAGCAGTTTAGGAATCAAATATGATATTGCTAGCTCATGCTTATTATATGTTGGTGCTTCAGCAATACCTACTGCAGTCAATGAAGAGTATGTGGATGTAAAAGTTAAGACAGCACAAGGTAACGATGTTGTGTTTAAAAGTTTTAAAGTCGGTAACTATTTGCCTGTACAAGTTGTTCAGTTGTTTTCGACAGGAACATCAAGTTCGGCAATCAATAGTTGTGTAGCAATATGGTAGAATATTATCAAACAAATAGTGCACTTCTAGATATTGAAGTGATCTATGAAATAGTAGAGGCAGACAAAAATGAGCAAAGATCAAACTCTTAGTGGCGAAAGCAAATTTACTTTATCTATAAAAGAAATGATAGCAGCAGCTATAGGCTTTGCTTCCCTTATTGGCATGTACTATACTTTGCAAGCACAGATCCAGGTCGCTATGGATGAGCCAAAGCCAGAGGTAAGTTCAATTGAATTTCAATATAAAGACGAATTAGTCAGATCAACAATAGAGAAAATAGAATCAGATGTAACAACAGTTAAAGAGGATGTAAACGAAATTAAACAATCTCTAGAGAAAATGGATGAAAGACTCTATGAGATAAGTAGAAAAAAATGAAACTATGTGTAACACTTGTCCTATTTGTATTTTCTGTAATATGTAACGCACAATCGTTTAAAGACGATATCTCAGTTGTACAGTTTAGTGCACCTTTCACAAAGAGTGCAGAAATATCATTGAAACCTTTCGATGATAATAATATATATACCTTTTACATAGATAAAAAACCAGAGGTGTTTAAAGAAGAAAACATTAAATACCTTCCTACCATTATATTGTATCACAATGGTGAAGAAGTTGTGAGAGTTGAAAGTGGAATTACATTGAAACTACCTGAAGATACATTAGAAATAATTGAAGAACATATCGAAGAAATCATAGAAAGTAAATTTTAAAATGAAGAAACTTATATCACTAATAACACTATTAATGTGTTTCACTATATCAGCACAAGTCATCTCTAATGATGATAAGGTTGAAAATAAAGTTGTTAAAAAATACAAAGCCAAGAAGTTTTTTGATGGCGTATACAAGAACATATTTAAATATGCTACAGTATATGTGGCAGGAGATATTGATAACGCATATCAAACAAAGTATCCTGATTATTTTATCAGAACCAATCCTGATGATTTATATGACATACCACAAGTGGTTGATGAAACTGTTTATCACCCATTTGATTTTCGTGCAGGTATAGGAGTTCGTAAGTTAGCAAGGTTTGATTACGAAATAAAACAAAACTACATTGATGGTACTGAAAATTTAGTAGGTCTATCAGCTCCTACAGCAGCAGTCAAAGGTTTTGAATATCTTTTACATATAGAAAAACAAAGAGAAAGATCTGAAGAGTTTATAAATTCAAGATTTTTTATTAGACATACAGGTAAATACCATATTGTAAAACTAGAGTCAAGAAAAAAAGGAAATGTTGATTTTGAATATCAATCAGCAGAAGCAAGATTTAGATTGCCTATAGGTAAAAAACTAAGTATATCTTTAGGTGCTATTGCAAGATCTCACCAAAAACCATATGGATATAATCCAATTGAAATATGGCTTAATGAAACACAAATAGCTTTAGATGCAGATGGCAATCCAATTTTAGATCCTGATGGAAATCCATTTGAGTATCCTGTAAATCCTTGGTACAGCCTTGGATATCTTTATGGGTTCTCTGATCATTATACTTCTTATACTGATTTTGAAACAGGTGAAGTTTTTTATGATTGGATTTGGAAAGATCCTAATGAACAAATAGTTGCCTATGGTGATAGAGACTTTCGGGATCGTATATTTGGTTCTCTGATGAACCGATTCAACGCAGAGCAATGGGACTTGTTAGATTCTTTTATTGAAGTTGCACCTATAGTAGGTTTTGATTTTTATCATTACAAGAAAAACTTTTGGTTACATGCTTATGCGAATTGGATTTTACCCTATCACCACTATGTCAAAGGAGATGAAAATGTAAGTTATTTAAATAGAAATAATTGGGGTAAAGGTGGACTAAGAAAAGATTCAGAACTAGAACAATGGGATGATTATCAAGGAGGATTGATCGCAGGATGGAAAATCAGCAAAACTTTAGGTATCTTCATTGAAGGAGAGTATACTAAATTTTGGGATTCAGAAGTTTACACCTCTAGTGTTGGATTAAATTTTAGATTATGAATATAAGCAAACACATTACTTATGCTGAAGCTATACATTCAAATACTGCAAAGCGTGATGGTATAGACAATACTCCTAACTCTCAGCATTTAGAAAACATGAAAGAGTTGGCTGAAAAAGTTTTCGAGCCACTAAGATCTTGGGTAGGAGGCCCTATAAAAGTAAATTCGTTTTTCAGATCTCCAAAATTAAATGAGGCCATTGGTGGAGCATCCTCATCACAACATTGTAAAGGTCAGGCGATTGACCTGGATGATGTATATGGTCACAAGACAAATGCAGAAATGTTTTTATATATAAGAGAAAATCTTGACTTCGATCAGTTGATATGGGAGTTTGGAACTGATATGTCTCCAAATTGGATTCATGTATCTTATGTAAGTAAAGAAGATAATAGAGGAAGATGTTTGAAGGCGTATAAAGAAGATGGTAAAACTAAATACAAAACGATATGAGTAAACCTAAAAAAAAATTTTCTGAAACTAAAGTCGGTGCTTTTTTAAGTAAAGCTGCACCAGGACTGTTGGGTACAGTAGGTGATGTACTTCCAGATTCGGGAGTGCTTGGTGTTGTAAAAAATCTAATACAGAAACAACCAGACACAGTATTACCTCCAGAAGATAAAGAAAAAGCTTTGAAGTTGCTAGAGTTAGACATGGTTGAAATGCAAGAGGTTTCTAAGCGTTGGGAGTCAGACATGAAATCAGATTCATGGCTCTCTAAAAATACAAGACCTATGAGTTTGATATTTCTAACTGTGTCTATGGTATTGCTAATAATACTAGATAGTTTTGATTGGGGATTCAATGTCGCTGAGGGATGGGTATCATTGCTTCAAACACTTCTTGTTACAGTCTATGTAGCATACTTCGGAAGCAGGGGTGCAGAAAAGTTTCAAACCATTCGAAAAGTACAATAATTAAATTTGTATTTTTGTATAAATTTTAAAATTAAATCAAATGGCAAAAGTTAAAAAATTAAAAAAAGACGAGTTAGAAAAACTACAAGGTTTAAATAACCAATTTCAAGGAGCTAAATTGCAACTTGGAGATTTAGAGATTAGTAAACACAATCTTCTAGAACAAGTAAAAGGATTGAAACTTCAATTCGCACAACTAGAGGCAGACCTAATCAAAGCTTATGGCGACAATGTAGTGATCGATCTTAAGTCTGGAGAGGTTAAAGAAAAACAAGTAAATGGCGAGAATAAGCAATAAAATAGCATACCCCCAAGCAGTACCATTAGCTGATCAGGATTATTTAATTGGAACAGATCATTCTGATAGTAATGCTACAAAAACATTTTCCATAGAATCAATTAGTGAATTCATCATAGATGACTTTAGTGATGGTACATCTTATAGATTACCTGTCTTTACTGCATCAGGTGCAGGTCAAGCTTCAAAATTATTGGTTGACTCTATTATAAAACAAGATACAGCTCAAGCTTCAGGCACTTCTTTATCAGGTACAACAATAACTATAGATAATGGAGGTAAAGGAAATTTAGTTGTTTCAGAACAAGTTAATGTGGGTACTGATTTAATTGTTGGTATTGACGCAACGATCGGTAACAACCTGCAAGTAGATAATGATGCTACTGTCGCAGGTAACATATCGGGAACTAATATAACAGGTTCAGGTAATTTAAACATTTCAGGTACAGGTTCTGTATTATTAGACTTTACTGTGGGTGACATAACACCACCTGCAGTCCCTGTCTTATCTGCAAAACCAGGTACAGCAAGAGTAGGTATCAATATTCTTGAACCCCTTCATGATTTACATATAGTAGGCAGTAGTGTGGTTCTGACTAAAGAAAGTGGTACAGCAGCAGGAGAAGATCTATTGGATATAGATTTATATCAGACTACCTCTGGATCAAATAAAGATTATGCAAAGATTGAGTTTTATGCATTTGAAGATGGAGGATCAGGATCTAAAGAATTATTAGGTGCAATCAATGGTGGAGGTAATCCTTCAGGACAAACTATTGTGAAAAATGGCAGTTTAGGAGGAGGGCTTTTTATAAATACTTTTGTTGATAATCAGCTAGGTGGAACTTTAACATTAGGTGGTTCGTTTGCTGAAACAGGTTTTCCTGAAACAGGTAGAGTACGAGCACATGGTAATCTATTTTTAGAGGCAGATTTTTTTGGTACAGGCACTACTGAAAATACAATATTTATCAAACAGCGTAATATTACGCAAATGGAAATAAGTTCTCAGTATGATGTAAGTTTCAATCTTGGTGCAGTAAAAGTAGGAAGTACAAATTCTGCTTATTGGCTACCATCTAGTACCAATCCAAGTGATACTGCCACACAGGGTGCGTTTGGACAAATACTAAAATTAGGTGCACCTCAAGGAGCATTAGGTAACAATCAATTTGCTTTCTGGACAACTGATGTTTTAACAGGATCTGCAGCAGGTATTGATTGTAATAGTAAAGCAGGAGTAGATAAGTATGCAGATGATGCAGCAGCAGGAGTAGCAGGACTTACTGCAGGAATGATTTATCAAACAGATGGGACAGGTTCAGCACCTTTAAATGTTGCAGGGATTCTAATGGTAAAACAGTAGAATGGCTAGAATAAAAACATATCAAATCGTCTTACCCACCGATAGTGATATTATTATCGGAACAGACAAAGAAGATGCAAATGCAACCCGAAATTTTCAGGTTGCTTCTTTATCTAAAAAGGTTATTGATGATTACTTTGCAAAGGTTAGTTGGGAGTTTATAATACAAGATCCCTCACCTAGCCCGATACCAAAGAGCTCTGTGTTCTTTTCAAATTTTGGAGGAGCAGGAACTAATTGGTCGTCAATAACAGAACTAGAATTTAATACTGCAATGGTAAATGCATCTAGTTCATTACCATATTTATTGTCGCTTGTAGGAGAGCAAGTGTCTATAAGAGACAGAGAGAGTTTAGAATCGTTTGCTGTTTTTGAGTTAGTTTCATTAACGCAAATAGGAAGTTCTACAGTTTATAAAGCTGAACTGAATTTTGTTTCAGGTAATGGTTTTATTTCGGCAGAACATTATTATTATTTGGAGGCTGATCCTTTAAGTAGTGGAGATAAGACTGAGATTTTTACTCAGACTATACCTTCTTCAACTTGGAATATAAGTCATTCTCTTAATAAATTTCCATCGGTGTTTTCTGTGGATACAGGATTAACACAAATATATGGAGAGTTGGAATATGTAGATAATAAAAATATAATAATAAGATTTTCAAGTCCTCAATCAGGTGAGGCTTTTTTAAACTAAAAAGATATGGCAATACAATTTTTAAATACCATTGACTTAGCACAGAATCAACTGAATAATGCTGCTATTCAAAATGTAAGTGCTGATCCTGCTTCAGGTGTACTTGGTCAATTAATATTCAACACAACAGCAGGAGTTCTAAAAGTATGTACTACTGCAAGCACAACTGCTGCAGTATATTCAGAAGTAGGAGGTGGTGTAACAGATATTTCAAGTGCAGCAGGAACATATATATCTTTCCCAAATTTTAATCAAGTCACAGGTTCTGTAAATTTTGGTACAGTAGATTTAAATGCTACAGGTACTGCAAACAGCACAACTTTTTTAAGAGGAGATAATCAATGGGCTGTTCCACCTATAGACAACTATAACAAATGGGTGTTAAGAGGTGATTCAGGTAGTGATATAGATATTGAAAGTACAGATATAGTAGACTTTGCAGGCAAATCAGGTACTGTAATTAGCACAGCAACTTCAGGAAACTCATCTCCTTATTTATTGGAGATATCACATGATAATGTTACTAGAACTAATAGTAGTTCTTCAAGCAGTCCTGGATATGGTGGTACAGTTGATGTAGTAGACTCTATAACTTCAAGTTCAGAAGGTCATATAACAGCAGTAAACACTTTGACAATTACTTTACCCTCTGCAGAAAACTTTACTTTCGATGTAGATGGTGACTCAGGTACAGCACAAACAATACAAAGTGGAGATACATTTAAGGTTCAGGGAAGTGTAGGTATTGATACCGAAGCCAAGTCGACTGACATAGTTGAGGTTCAATTAAACTTGTCAGAATTACCTACTAATGTTTCCCCACAAAATGATGGTACAGACAAGATAGTTGGATTATATGGAGCAAGCAATAATCAAGCAACTGTAGATAGTGATGAACTAACTCTAAATGCTTGGGGTGCACCATCATCAGATGTATCATTAGGTAGTCAAAAGCTTACAAACCTAGCAGATGGATCTAATCCTGCAGACGCTGTTAACTTTCAGCAATTACAAAATGCAGTTACAGGTCTACTAGAATTCAAAGGTTCGTTAAATGCAAATACAGGTGCAATCACACCTAGTTCAGGAGGAGGAGATTTATATACAAATGTAGATGTTGTAAAAGGAGATTTATATGTTGTAAGTGTAGCAGGTAATTTCTTTGGAAATGCTGCTACGCCTTTAACACCAGGTGATTCAGTTTACGCAATTGATGATGCGACTGCAGGTAATGCTGTAGAAGCAGATTTCGTTGTAGTACAATCTGACACAGATTTATCAACTTATACTGCACCAGGATTACTTTCAGTACAAGTTCAAGACAATAGTTCTGTTCAATCAGGATATCATGGTAGTGGTTCAGGTGCTGCAACAGGTGGTTCTCTAAATGTAGAATATGCTAATCCATCAGATGGTATAGCTAAAATTTCATTAAAAGAATCATCTTCTTCAGATCTAGGAATTGTAACAGTTGCACCAGGCACAGGTATCGCTGTAAGTTACAGTAGTGGTGTAGCAACAGTATCAACATCAGGCAACCCAAGTGGAGTAAGAATATCTTTAGATAGTAGTCTTTCCTATGTCACTAAAGCAAGTGCAGGGGGAGTCACAACATTCACCATAGATGTAAGTGATAATAGCGTGTTTGGTGGATCTACAGCAGCAATAGATGTGAAGTGTGAAGTAATAACTTCAAGTGGACAAACAGTCTATGCTGACATTACAAGAAGTGCTAGTGATTTATCTGTAGGATTTTCGGAGCTTCCTTCAGCACCTGCTGATGGAGCATATGAAGTGTTGCTTGTATTGGTGGCATAGAATTAAATTAAATATACATGGCGTTACAGTTTTTAAATCAAGGATCATTTAATGATGAACTCACAATTGGGAGTACCCTAACTTTATCTGCCTATGGATCAGGAAGCAAAACAGGAACAGAAGCCTTTGGTCTTGGCGTAACTTCAAGTGGTGAAGTTATAGAAATATCAAACATAGTTACAGGAACAGGAACAACTTACACAGTACCCTTTTGGTCTGATGGTGCTAATGGAGTATTAGCAGATTCAAAAGTAATAAAGGTGACTATGCAGCCATCAGGTACTGTATCAAACAATGTACAAATCATTGCAGGAGGTTCAGGACAAGCAACCCAAACATATACTTTTGGACAGGGTGGTGCTTTGAATTGGAGTGGAGGAACTGTCATAAGAGGAAATGGAAATAGTATTTTAAATGGAAATGTAAGAACAGATAGATTGGGAGTTAATACTACCACGAGTAGTAATTATAATCTTAATGTCGGATCACAATCACCTTCAGCTTTTCGAAATGGTATTATTATATCAAGTAATCCTGGTGGCGTTTCTGTAGATAATACATCTATGGTTATCGGAGCAGGAGATAATGATATTATTTCTGGTTCAGATCATTGCTTGATAGTTGGTCAAGGAAATCAAATAAATAATAACGCAGATAGTTCGTGTGCTATAGGAACTAAAAATACCATAAGTGGAGCAGGTGCAAGTGCTACAGTTAGATCACAGGTTTTTGGAAACGAAAATACACTCACAGGATCTTTTTCAAGTTTTGTTGCAGGTGGTCAAAATGAAGTAACCACAGACAACAATGCATTTGCTTTAGGATTTAGTCATGTTCTTAAAGGATTCGATTCTCATTTTGCTTTCGGTGAAAATTGTACAGGCCCTAACGATACCACTTCTCAAAACTGTTTTATGATTGGTGGAAATTTGACAGGGCAAGGTGGACAAATGTCACTTGGCTTTAGAAATAATACATCAGATTATCCTAGTCCTGATTATTTAAATGGTTTGGGTAATGTAAAATTTGTGTTGGGTGTAGGTTCTACAAACACAACAAATGCTAATGCTCTTGTAATTACTGAAGGTGGAGTAACTAGAGGAGGTCAAGGAGATCAACAAATACCTAGAATAATACTGCCAACTTTACCAGGATTATCTTTTAATAGCGAGAGTGCTGCTGCATCAGGAGGAATACCAACAGGTGCTTTATATAACTCAAATGGTGTTGTGTTAGTAAACACAGGAAATAGTGCAACTAGTCTTCCTTTTATGTCTGGTTGGAATTTAGAGGCAGAATCTGGATCAGGAGTACAAGTTAATAATTTAGAGTATGTAAAATTTACTTCATCTCTAGGTTCTCATGGAACAACTATTAGTGGTTCTGGAACTTCTGCAGATCCATTTATTATAGACATAAACTCTCCTAATTCAGATCCTAATTATGCGTTAACAGGAATAGGTAGTGTAAATTCTGATACAGCTATTCAATTGAGTGATGGAACTAGAACAACAAGTGTTAGAATTGAGGGTGCAGGAACTATAACTGCTACTCAAGCTAGTGATAAAGTTACTTTAACTAATTCAGCTAACTCTTCTTCTTCTGCAGGTTATGTTGCCTCAGCAGCAGGTCAGAATAATAAAGTCTGGAAAACAGATTCAAGTGGAAACCCTGCGTGGAGAGATGATGAAGCAGGTAATAATTATTTTGTAACAGGTGGTAGTTTTGATACTAGTAATGGTGATTTAGAAATTACAGGTAATAACGCAGCAGTAGGAGCTACAATTAATCTAGATGGAAGATACCTAACAAGTTTCGGTTTTTCAATTGATGCAGACTCAGGTACTGCAGAATCTGTTGGAGATGGTAATACAATAACTTTTTCTGGTGGAACAGTTATAGGAACTGTAGTTTCAAGCACAGACACTATAACAATAAATCATAGTGATGTCTCTAGAACTGATACCACATCTTCATCATCCCCTGGATTCGGAGGTTCTTTTACAGTAATTGATAGTGCTACCACAACTAGTCAAGGTCATGTTACTGCAGTCAATGTAAAAACAATATCTTTACCGAGTTCTCCTACTTTTAGTTTTACACTTGAGGGTGATTCAGGTAATGATCAAACAGTATCTAATGGAGATACTTTAAAAATATTAGGTGGTGTGTATATTACAACAGACACTTCCACTCCAGATACAATTGAAATAGATCATGTTGGAACTAATAGAAATGATACAACTTCGAGTGATTCCCCAGGATTCGGTGGTACAGTAGATTTAGTTTCTAGCGTAACCACGAATGCTACAGGTCATGTTACAAGTGTTGATGTATCAACAGTAACTCTACCAACTGAAGCAGATACTTTACAGACAGTAACTTCTAGAGGAAGTTCTACAAATAAAAAAATTAGCATGACAGGTAGTGGTGCTGATGGATATCTATATATAACAGGAAACTCAGCAACAACAAATCCTGATACAAGTATTTATACTCAAGGGTTAGCTTTTGCTTATAACAACTCTGGTGGTTCAAGAGAAAATGATATTTATTATCATCCAGGGACAGTAAGCTCAAGTGCAAATGCAGATTATTTCCTTGGATTTATTAATCAGTATAAAGACTCTACAAGTTCTGCAACAGTAGAAGACTTAACTATGAAGCTTTATGGAGATGGTAGATTACAACTTACAGGATCTAACCCAGAACTATCGGCTTCTGATAGTAGTGGTAACTTTTATTGGAGAATGCCAACTAGCAATGGATCGATTGGTCAAGTTCTACAACTTACAAGTAATGGATTACTAGATTGGGTTACACCTTCTGGAACAATAGGAGGTTCTGGAACTACAAGCTATGTTCCTAAATTTACATCTAGTACAGCATTAGGTAACTCAAGTATTTTTGATCAAGGAACTAGTGGATCAGGAGCTTCACTAGGGGCGATAGGTATTGGAACAACCACACCAGGTGATATTACTCCAGGGGGTTTTGGAAATATTTTAAGTTTAGGCACAAGCAATACAAGCACAGGGCCTGCTTCAGGTATTATATTACAGGGTGGAATAAACTCTGGTCAAACACAGGGAATCATTGCTTTTGGATTAGGAAATTGTCCTGGAGCTTGGATACATGGACAAACAAGAAATGGAACAGGAGCTCACATGATGTCTTTCCATACCACATCGCAGACATGTCCAGGAAATTATACAGTAGGAGAAGCAATGAATATTGATGAAAATGGTTTGCTGCATATAGTCAACGCTAGTAATCAGAATAAAGGTTTAAGAATTAGTCCAACAGGAGGTACAGGTACAAATGATGAAGTTAACTTCCATTACCAAGGAACAGGAAACCAATCGGGTTTTTATATAACAAGAGAAAATACAGGTGGTGCAGAAATAATTTTACAAGCAGATGGTGATTTAATTTTACAAGGACAGGGAAGTACAGGAGCAGTAAACAGAGTGGGTGTAAACACCATATCTCCTACAGCTCAATTTGAAGTGTTCTCGGACACCAACAATGTTCATGCAGTAAACATAAATCAGAATCAGCAGGGCACAGGTATTGCTGAAGCTGCAGTAAATATTAGACATGCAGGGGCATCAAGTAGTACATACGCAAATCAAATTACATTTGAAAATAACAACTTCTTGACAGTTGGTGCTATTCAATCAAACAACGCACAAACTAGATATCAAACGACTTCTGATTATAGATTGAAAGAAGATGTCAAAGATTTCAATGGACTTGAAATAGCAAGCAATATTCCTGTGTATGATTTTAAATGGAAAGATTTAGATGAAAGAAGTTATGGTGTAAAAGCTCACGAGCTTGAACCTCATTTACCTTATGCAGTATCAGGAGAGAAAGATGGAGAAGAACATCAGGGAGTAGATTATTCGAAAATAGTCCCTGTTTTATTAAAATCAATTCAAGAACTAAAACAAAAAGTTGAAGATCTTGAAAGTAAATTAAATTAATTATGGATATAAGAAAAATATCAATAGGTGCAGACTATAAAAGTAGTGCCATGCATTACATCGTAGGTCAAGAAGTGTTGGGAGGATCTCACAATATTCACTTAATTAAACTTGATGATTCAAACAATTCTATAAAAGTATGGATTCAATCTACTAAAGAAGAAATTATTTTATGGAAAGAATTTAATAGTAACATGCCTATATCAATAGAATATAATATAAATTTTTGATGCGATCACCTTTTTATTTTATAGTAAAGCCACATAAAAACAGAAGATATGATTCAACAAAAAATTTAGGTGGTATCGATTTTATTACTAGTGTTTCAAAAGAAGATCACACAGTATCAAACCGATATGCTGAAGTGTATGCTTTGCCTATTAATTACAAAGGCCCTATTGAAGTAGGTGATACTCTTTTGGTTCATCATAATGTTTTTAAATATTATTTTGACATGAAAGGTAGAGAAAAGAGTGGAAGAAGTTTCTTTATGGATGATTTGTTTTTTATAGATTTTGATCAATTTTATTTGTATAAACATAAAGGCAAGTGGCATTCTCACAAAGACTTTTGTTTTGTAGAACCTGTAAAAAGTAAAGACTCTATTTATTTTAAACCAGGTACAAAAGAAGAGTTGACAGGTATATTAAAATATGGTAATGATAGTTTAGACAAACTAGGTGTGCAGGAGGGTGATGAAGTAATATTCACACCTGACTCCGAGTATGAGTTTGTTGTAGATGATCAAATACTTTACAGAATGAAAACAAAAAATATTTGTGCAACATTATGACAGAAGATAAATCAAAAAAGATAAGAGAAGATATTATAGCTGCAGGATACCAGGCTGTAAAGCAACTTATAAAGATAGCAAAAGAAGAAGTAATAAAACCTGATCCAGAAGATGAGCTCGCAGCAGACAGATTAAAAAATGCAGCAGCAACAAAAAAACTTGCAATATTAGATGCATTTGAAATACTAGGAAGAATAGAAGCAGAAAAAGAAAACATAAGTTCAATATCAAAACCAATAAGTAATCAAGGATTTGCAGAAAGAAGATCAAAATAGAATTTGGAAAAAAGTCCAGGTAAATATATCTAAGTCAGCGTTAGCTAAAAAGAATAAGAATAAGTCCTGGAGGTATGGATATGATCCTAAATATGATTTTGTAGTTATATCTAAAACAGGTCAGATAGGAGATGTAATTAATATTTCTGGTTTGAATATAGCGTTACCTTTACCACCAAAAAAAATTCACAAAAGATCTTCAAATAAATCTAATCAATATTGGGAAAGAAAAGAATATCCAAAAGTTTTATCTCGTATTCCAACTATATTTCAATGGAATGAAACATCTAATTCTTTCAAAAACGAATGGATTGATTACATAGAAGAAGAGTTTAACAGGCGTGAAGAAGGGTATTGGTTCTACAATAATGGTATACCTACCTATATGACAGGCGATCATTATATGTATTTACAATGGAGCAAGATTGATGTTGGATATCCAGATTTCAGAGAAGCAAACAGATTGTTTTATATATTCTGGGAGGCATGCAAAGCAGACTCTAGAAGCTTTGGTATGTGCTATCTTAAAATCAGGCGTTCAGGATTCTCATACATGGGATCGAGTGCTTGTGTAAGTACAGCAACTTTAGCAAAAGATTCAAGAGTTGGTATATTATCTAAAACAGGAGCAGACGCAAAAAAAATGTTTACTGATAAAGTCGTACCTATATCAATAAACTATCCTTTCTTTTTCAAACCTATTCAAGATGGTATGGATAAACCTAAAACTGAACTTGCTTATAGAGTTCCTGCATCAAAAATTACAAAGAAAAACATGCACACAACAGGTGAAGAAATGTTAGATGGATTGGATACAACTATAGATTGGAAAAATACAGATGACAACTCTTATGATGGAGAGAAGCTGTTGTTGTTGGTTCATGATGAATCAGGAAAATGGTTAAGACCTAATAATATTTTAAACAATTGGAGGGTTACAAAAACCTGTTTGAGATTGGGTAGTAAAATTATTGGGAAATGTTTGATGGGTAGTACATCCAATGCTTTAGATAAAGGTGGAGATAATTTTAAACACTTGTTTGAAGATTCGAATATTGAAAAAAGAAATGCTAATGGACAAACTAAATCAGGATTGTATAGTTTATTTATACCTATGGAATGGAATATGGAAGGGTTTTTAGACAAACATGGAATGCCTGTACTTAAAAATCCAGAGACAAGTCTGGTTGGAATTGATGGTGAAAAGATTTATCAAGGTGCACTTAGCTATTGGGAAAACGAAGTAGATTCTTTGAAAAGTGATCCTGATGCTTTGAACGAATATTATAGGCAGTTTCCAAGAACACACTCTCATGCATTTAGAGATGAAAGTTCTCAGTCTGTTTTTAATTTAACTAAAATATATCAGCAGATAGATTACAATGATAGTTTGATCAAAGAACATGTGTTAACTAGGGGAAGGTTTTATTGGAAAGATGGTAAAAAAGATACCAAAGTTATTTGGACTCCTGATGATCGTGGAAGGTTTTTAGTTTCATGGACTCCACCATCACATATGCAAAATAGTATGATTGTAAAAAGAGGTTTGAAGTACCCAGGTAATGAACATGTGGGAAGTTTTGGTTGTGACTCTTACGATATATCAGCCACAGTTGGTGGTGTAGGATCGAATGGAGCTTTGCATGGTCTTACTAAATTTAATATGACAGGAGCACCTGTAAATGAATTTTTCTTACAATATATTGCTAGACCACAAACTGCAGAAATATTTTTTGAAGATGTATTGATGGCTTTAGTGTTTTATGGAATGCCTGTGTTAGCAGAGAACAATAAACCTAGATTATTATATCATTTAAAAAACAGAGGGTATCGAGGATACTCTTTAAACAGACCAGATAAGTTGAGATCAAAACTGTCTGGATCTGAAAGAGAATTAGGTGGCATACCTAATACCTCTACAGAAGTAAAACAAGCTCACGCTTCAGCTATAGAAAGTTATATAGAGAAGCATGTGGGATTAGATTTCGAGGGTACTTATAGAGATTCAGATGAAATGGGTTCTATGTTTTTCAACAGAACTTTGGAGGATTGGGCTAAGTTTGATATTAACAATAGAACTAAGTACGATGCAACCATAAGTTCAGGTTTGGCAATCATGGCAAATCAAAAACATCTATACTTACCACAGAAAAAAGAGTCAAAAATAAAGATTAACTTTGCAAAATACGACAACAAGGGGTTGTTAAGCGAACTTATTAAGTAATGAAAGAAGTAAATATTAACATTCCATCTGTCTATTTCCCTACTCAATTCGTGCCAGACGCACAGAAAAAAACTGAAGAGTATGGGTTACAAATAGGACAGGCTATACAATACGAATGGTTTAGAAAACAGGGAGGTAGCTGTAAATATTTCAACCAATACTCTGACTTTTGGCGTTTAAGATTATACGCTAGAGCAGAACAACCTATTGGTAAATATAAAAATGAATTAGCTATTGATGGTGATTTATCATATTTAAATTTAGATTGGACACCTGTTCCTATCTTACCTAAGTTTGTAGATATTGTTGTCAATGGTATGTCTGATCGTTTGTTTAGTGTAAAAGCATACGCACAAGATGCATTGTCTGCTGAAAACAGAAATAGATTTCAAGATCAAGTAGAAGCTCAAATGGTTTCAAAAGATTTATTAACACAAATTCAAAATGATTTTGGTGTAAATCCTTTTGTTGGAGATCCTAATGATCTTCCTAATACTGATGAAGAACTCAATCTATATATGCAACTTAATTACAAACCAGGGATTGAGATTGCAGAAGAAGAAGCGATAAGCACAATATTTGAAGAGAACCACTACATAGATATTCAGAAAAGAACTAATTATGATCTAGCAGTTTTAGGAATAGCAATAGCAAAACATGAATTTTTACCAGGCAATGGAATCACACTAAACTATGTAGATCCTGCCAATGTTGTTTATAGTTATACAGAAGATCCTTACTTCAGAGATTGTTTTTATTGGGGTGAGTTGAAGACTGTACCTATAACTGAATTAATTAAAATAGATCCTACACTTACAAATCAAGATTTAGAAAAAATTTCTCAATACAGTCAAACATGGTATCAGTATTGGAATACTGCACAATATTATCAGAACAGTATGTTTTATAAAGATACAGCCACCCTGTTGTATTTTAATTATAAAACCACTAACAAGTTTGTTTACAAAAAGAAAAAGTTAGAAACAGGTGGATCTAGAGTTATCGAAAAAGAAGATACTTTTAATCCACCAGAAGAAATGCAACAAGAAGGAAACTTCGAAAAGCTTGAAAAAACTATCGATGTTTGGTATGAAGGAGTTATGGTTATGGGAACAAACATTATGTTGAAATGGGAGATGGCAAAGAATATGGTTAGACCTCAGTCGGCTTCTCAGCATGCCATGTCAAACTATATCGCTGTTGCACCTCGTATGTACAAAGGTGTTATAGAATCTCTTACAAGAAGAATGATTCCTTTCGCTGATCTGATACAGATCACGCATTTGAAATTACAACAAGTAGTAAACCGAATGGTTCCTGATGGTGTATACATTGATGCTGATGGATTAAATGAAGTAGATTTAGGTACAGGTCAAGCATACAATCCAGAGGATGCCTTACGACTTTATTTTCAAACAGGTAGTGTAGTAGGTAGGAGTTACACACAAGAGGGAGAGCAGAACGCAGGCAAGATGCCGATACAACCTTTAGTAGGAAACACAGGTCAATCAAAGATGGCTGCATTAATAAATAATTATAATCATTATTTAGGGATGTTAAGATCTGTGACAGGATTAAATGAAGCTAGAGACGCAAGCACACCCGATCCAAATTCTTTGGTTGGGTTACAAAAACTTGCAGCTTTGAATTCAAACACAGCCACAAGACATATTCTAGATGGGAGTCTGTTTATGACACGAACTTTAGCTGAAGCTTTATCATGCAGGATTGCTGATGTCTTAGAATATTCAGAGTTTAAAGAAGAGTTTGCTATGCAAATCGGAAAGTATAATGTATCTATCTTGGAACAAATAAAAGATTTATACATATATGACTTTGGAATATTCATCGAGGTATCACCTGATGAGGAGCAGAAAGCTTTACTTGAAGCCAATATACAAATGGCTTTATCAAAGAACGATATCAATCTTGAAGATGCTATAGATATTAGAGAAGTAAAAAATATTAAAATGGCAAATCAATTATTGAAAGTAAAAAGAATTAAAAAAGAAGAGAAAGATCAGCAAATGAAAATGCAACTTCAAGCTCAACAGAATCAAGCAAACATGCAGTCACAACAAATGGCTGCACAAACTGCAATACAAAAAATTCAAGCTGAAGGACAAGTTAAAATGCAGTCCAAGCAAGCTGAAATAGCATTTGAAATAGAGAAACTTAAAAACGAAGCTATGTTGAAAGCTCAACTTATGGATAGAGAGTTTCAATATAACTTACAAATTAAAGGTGTTGAGGAAAAACAAATCAATGAAAGAGAACAAAAAAGAGAAAAAGGCAAATCAGAAAGAATTAGTCAACAAAACTCTGAGCAATCTCAATTAATTAATCAGCGTAAGAATGATCTACCACCAATTAAATTTGAATCTAACGAGGATAGTTTAGATGGTTTTGATCTGGCTGAGTTTGAACCAAGATAGCTAAAAAATGAGAAATAAATTATTAATAACTTTGCATAAAATTTAATCAAATGGAAATAAAAGTAAGAGCGTTAGATGAAGAATCTAACAAATCAGTACAAGAAGTAGAAAAAGAATTGTTGGAAAAGCATGAAGAAGAAAATGCACCAACTGAACCTACTGCTGTAAAAGAAGTGGAAACTCAAGTAGAGGAACAACCTCCACAAGAAGAAAAGAGTGTTGAACCAGAGGTTGAAACACCACAAGAAATAGCTCCCACCTCAGAGCTAAATGAGGAAGATGTTCTTTCATATATAAAGAAAAGGTACAAAAAGGAAGTTAAGTCGGTTGATGAATTGTTTGCACAAAAGAAAGAAAACGAAGAACTTCCTGCTGATGTATCAGCGTATTTTAAGTACAAAAAAGAAACAGGTCGTGGGATCGAGGACTATGTAAAATTAAATAAAGATTATGGTTCTCTATCAGACGATCAGTTGCTTTCTGAGTATTACGCACAGACAGAGGTCGGTCTAGATCCTGAAGATATAAGAGATCTTATTGAAGATAGATTTTCTTATGACGAGAATATAGACGATTCAAAGTTTGTGAAGAAAACTCAAAGAGCAAAAAAACGAGAACTTGCTAAGGCGAAAAATTATCTCAACGAACTCAAAGAAAAGTATAAAACACCACTAGTTGAGTCAACAGGGTTGCAGCTTTCCGAAGAGGAGAAACAAAATTTAGAAACTTACAAGTCTTATGTATCTCAAGCTGAAGCTAATTTGAAGAAACAGCAGGATAGAACAAACATGTTTTTGAAAAAAACAGATGAAGTTTTTAACTCTGAATTCAAAGGTTTTGATTTCAAAATAGAGGATAAAACTTTAAACTATTCTCCTGGTGAAACAAATGAGCTTAAGAAAGCTCAATCTAATATCTTAAACTTTATAAATAAGTATACAGATAAAGAGGGAGTTCTTTCAGATGCTTCAGGATACCACAAAGCTTTAGCTGTGGCTATGAACCCAGAAAAGTTTGCTCGTTATTTTTATGATCAAGGTAAGGCAGATGCAATCGAAAATGATGCAAGGCGTTCCAAGAATATAGACATGGATGTCAGATCTGCACCACAATCTTTTAACAAAGATGGTCTAAAAGTAACAGCAATCAATCAAAGTTCTGGTCGTGGGTTAAAGATTAAGAGTATAAAAAAAGTTTAATATTTAAAAAAAATAATAAGTTATGGCATTAAATGCAACCCCAGGCTTTGATTTACAACCAAGTGCCGAGCGAGTAGTTACTTCAGGTAACTACATAACCAACTTTGACTTTTTGAATCAGTATCTACCAGATACTTATGAAAAAGAGTTTGAAAGATATGGTAATAGAAGTATATCTTCGTTCCTACGAATGGTAGGAGCTGAGATGCCTACTAACTCTGACTTACTAAAATGGGCAGAGCAAGGTAGATTACATATTAAATACGAATTTTGTGTAACAACAGACGCTGCTGCAAGTGATACTGCAGAGTGGGAAGTTAAAGACGCATTAGTACCTGTAATTCCTGGACAAGGAACAACTACAGGTGGTGATGGATCTATTGCAATTAGAGTAGGACAAACAGTAATGATCTCTGATAATTCTGCAGGTTCTTCTTTTTCTAATAAAGCAGTAGTTACAGCAGTTGACTATCCTAACAAAAAGTTTTCTGTAGCATACTACGAAGGTGGTGGTCAAACTATGGCTGCTAATGGTGGTGCAGGAAGTAAAGCGACTGCATGTTCAGTATTTATTTATGGTTCAGAATTCATGAAAGGAACTGAAGGAATGGAAAACTCTCTAGAGTCAGATGACTTCATCTTCGAAAACAAGCCAATCATCATCAAAGATACTTACAAAGTTTCTGGATCTGATATGGCTCAAATCGGATGGATCGAAATCACTTCTGAAGATGGAGCGAATGGATACCTATGGTATTTGAAATCCGAAAGTGATACAAGATTGAGATTCGAAGACTATTTAGAAACAGCGATGGTAGAAGCAGTACCTGCAGAGCAAAACTCTGGAGCAGCAGCTTCACTAACGAATCCAAACAGAGCAGCCCAAGCAAATCCAGGTGCAGGTTCTCAAGGTTTATTCTATGTTGTCGAGCAAAGAGGTAATGTCTATGATGGCATCCCAGGCGACAAAGGTGAATTTGAAACTATTGTACAAAGATTAGACAAGCAAGGAGCAATTGAAGAAAATGTAATTTTCTTAAACAGATCCTTCAGCTTTGCTATTGATGATTTCTTAGCAGCTCAAAACTCATATGGAGCAGGTGGTACATCTTATGGACTATTTGACAATGATGAGGAGATGGCTTTAAATTTAGGTTTTGTCGGTTTCAGACTAGGATATGATTTCTATAAGTCTGATTGGAAATACTTAAATGATCCTACAATGAGAGGTGATCTAGTCGGTGGTAAAATCAATGGAATTTTAGTTCCTGCAGGTTCTACAACTGTATACGATCAAATCTTAGGTAAGAATGCTAAAAGACCATTTTTACATGTAAGATATAGAGCTTCTGAAAGCGAAGATAGAAGATATAAAACTTGGATCACAGGTTCAGCAGGTGGTGCAAGAACATCTTCTTTAGACGCAATGCAAGTGAACTTCTTATCTGAAAGATCACTATGTACTTTAGGAGCAAATAACTTTGTCTTATTTAACTAGTAGATAATTATAAGGGGGAGTCTAGGCTTCCCCTTTTTTTAAATTTAAATCAAATGAAAAATAAAATATTAAAAACAAAGGTGTATAGACTTACGAGAGAAGCAGCACCACTATCCTACATTTTACAATCCAAAAGCACAAAACTTAATCCCCTGTTACATTTCGATGGAGAAAGCAATAGGCCTTTAAGATATGCAAGAAATCAAAAATCTCCTTTCGAGGATGAGCAAGATGGAAATGCAATACTAGAACCGATCATATTTGAAGATGGTTTCTTGACTGTGGGTGCAGAAAATCCTGTACTACAAAAGTTTCTAGATCTTCACCCCAAAAATGGTAAGACATATGTTGAGGTGGATTATGAAAGAGATGCAGAAGCAGAACTTGTTAAAATTAATGACGAGGTTGATGCATTAATCATGGCTAAAGAAATGGATATTCAAACTATGGAAAACATAGGTAGAGTGGCACTAGGATTGAATGTAGATAGAATGACAAGTGCAGAATTAAAAAGAGATATATTGGTTTATGCTAAAACATGGCCAAGTGAATTTATAAATTCAGCCAATGATCCTATTGTAACAACTCAATCTATGGTTGTAAAATGTTTTGATGAAGGATTACTATCTATGCGTAATAAAGGTAGAGATGTATATTTCAACCTTAAAGAAAACAAAACCAAGCTTATGTCGATTCCACCAGGTGAATCAGCTTCATATATTGTTAGCACATATTTAGCGAGTGATGATGGTGTAGAGACATATAAAATGCTAGAAAAATTACTTAAATAAATTTCTTAACTTTGCTAAAAAATAAGTTATGTCATTTTATATATTATTAAGTACAGATGAAGGAGAAATGCAAATAAATGCAAGTCAAATTCTGTATTCAGAAGTAGATACTAGTAGCGAGGCTAAAATTCACCTAGGTGATGGATCACATCACTTGGCTGTAGCAGGCACTAATCTCACAGATGGATTTGCTGATGCTATTAATGTTGCTTTACAAAACGCTGCGAAATCTTCAGTTGGTCAAGGGGTAGTAATACCTGTTGTATTACCAAGTGGAGTAAGTGTACAGTCTCTAACAGTAACATTACTTCCTTAATTGTTTTTATCATAGCAGTACAAAAGGCACTCTAACCGAAGGGTGCTTTTTTTATTTATTATCTTTGTAAAAAGTTTAGACAATGATAAATCAGGTAAGAAATACTGTTCTAGCTATTGTAAATAAAAATAACTATGGGTACATAACCCCTGCAGATTTTAATCTATATGCCGAACAAGCACAATTAGATTTGTTTGAGGATTATTTTTATCAATTCAATGTTACAGTAAATTTAGAAAACACAAGAAGATCTGGTTCTTCTTATGCAGATATTAAAAAAGGAATTGAAGAAGTTATAGATGGTTTTTCTGTTACTGCAAACCTTACACAAGACGCAAACAATGTATATCTTTTACCTGTAGAAAATTTACCACCAGGAGGTGCGTATTATTTGGTAAACAAAATTATTTATAACAACACAGAAGTTGAAAGAGTAAACCAAAGTAAAATCACTTACTTATTATATTCTAATCTAACTGCACCCACAACAATGTTTCCTGCATATACATTAGAGGGTAACAAAGTTACCATTTATCCAAGCAGTATACAGGGTGCTACAGATATTTCAGCTCAATATATTAGATATCCTTTTACACCAAAGTGGACTTACCAAACTTTATCGGGAGGTGAAGCTTTGTTTGATCCGAACCAAGCAGACTTCCAGGATTTTGAATTGCCTATTAGTGATATGTATACTTTAGTTACTAAAATTTTACAGTATGCAGGTATATCTATTAGAGAAAAAGAAGTTTATCAGTTTGCTCAAGCTGAACAAATAGAGCAAGACAAACAAGAAAATCAAACCACATGAGTACATATATTACAGCATATCAATATTATGAAAACAATGATCAGTCTCCTAGAGACGAAAATTGGGGATCATACCAATATGTTTCTCTTAAAGACATAGTAAATAATTTTATGTTGATGTATCAGGGAAACCATGAATTAATAAATAACATTAATAGATACCAGGTTTTATTTCATGCTAAAAGAGGAATACAAGAACTGAACTATGATGCTTTCAAAGAAATAAAAGTTTTACAATTAGAAATTTCAGATCAGTTAAAATTTATTTTACCTCCTGATTATGTCAATTGGGTTCGTGTTTCTTATTTTAACGATGGTGTTTTGATGCCACTCACAGAGAATATTCAAACTAACTTTAGCACAGGTTATCTACAAGACAAGCAATACAATATTTTGTTTGACGAAAAGGGAGCAGTTTTAGAAGCTGAATATGGTGAGGTCACTTCTTATAGATTACGAAACTTATCACCAAGCATTTATCTAAATAGTGGTAGTGTGTTTGATGGAATGATGGGATTCAACTTGAATGGAGAATGGTTTTTTGATTATCAAATCGGATCAAGATATGGTCTGAATACTGAAACAGCCAACTCAAACCCAACATTTAAAATAGACAAAAAAGCAGGAGTTATAAATTTTAGCTCAGGCATGACAGGTAAATCGATAGTATTAGAGTATGTGTCTGATGGTATGTATGAAGTTCAATATGTACAAACAGAGTCAGGATATGAAACAGTAGTAGATGATTCTAAAATTACTGTCAATAAACTTTTTGAAGATTACATATATGCTTACATAAAATATGCAATACTCAACAACAAGTTTGCAGTACAAGAATATGTGGTTAGGAGAGCACAAAAAAATAAACAAGCTTTACTTAGAAATGCTAAGATTAGATTGAGCAACATGCATCCAGGAAGATTGCTAATGAACCTAAGAGGGCAAGATAAAACAATAAAATAAGTTGGCGAAAATAGTACAAAATTTTGTTAGAGGCGTGATGAATAAGTCTGTCGATGAAAGGTTGATAAGACCTGGCGAATACATCGATGCCCTTAATGTAAGATTGGGATCAACCGAAGGTACTGAAATTGGTGCAGTAGAAAATTCCAAAGGTAACACTAAATTAACCTCACTTACATTTAATGGCAACCCCTTATCTAATCCACTTTGTATTGGTGCGTATGCAGATACACAAAACGATACTATATATTGGTTTGTAACTTCTGATTCTGTCGATATGATAGTGTCTTATGATGTTAGAAATAATATCCTGGTAAAACATATAGAAAGCACAACAGTTTTAAATTTTAATAAACAATATCTGATCACAGGAGTAGATATGATTGATGATCTTTTATTTTTTACAGATAATTTAAACCCTCCCAGAAGAATAAATATAACCGAAAATTATCCTGTCCCTCTCGCAGGTGTAGATCAGTTTAGTGGTTCAGATATCTTAGTTATTGTTCAACCACCACTAGAAGCTCCTACAGTTACATTACAAAAATTACCAGGCGAAGAGAATTATTTAGAATCTAGATTTATTTCTTTTGCTTACAGGTATAAGTACAAGAATGGAGAATATTCAGCGTTGTCACAGTTTTCAGATATAGCGTTTGAACCTAAGTTTTTTAATTTTAATGCTGCAACCATGACAAATGATTCCATGGAAAACAGTTTTAACTCTGTTAACATAGGATATAACACAGGTGGTGAGAATGTTGTTGGTATTGATATTTGTTTTAGATTAACTGATGGATCAGTAATTAATGTTGCTGAGAAAATAGATAAGGAAGCATCAGGTTTTCCCGACAACTCTATACAAACAATTCAATTTACAAATGGTAAAATATATACCACATTAGCAGTAGATGAGAACTTAAGGCTTTATGATAATGTTCCATTAAAAGCTAAAGCCCTTACTATTATGGGTAATAGATTGATGTTTGGTAATTATGAGGAGGGTTATGATATTGTTACCGATACAGGTTCTCCAATAGATGTGAGATATGTAGCGAAAATAGTTTCTCAAGATCCAGAAATTCAAGAAGTTCCTATTACCATAAGCCATGGAGTCGATTATACTATAGATACACCAACTCAAATCTCAACTGCAATGATCACATTTGATTTTCCAAATGGAGTGGATTTAAAAGAAAATTCACAATTTGGTTTTAGTGGTACAGCAAACCATGTGCAGTTTACAGGAGATACTTCTGGTAATCCAAACGCAAGTGATCAGGTATTAATAGATTTTATATTTACTTTAGATCAAGACTATACGAGTGTTTACGCACTCGCAACTAGCGAGGCTTTTATCGCAGCTATCGGTGCAGCAACAACTGCAACTCCTACTCATGGTACAGTTTCAGATTGTGGAACTGCAGCTCAACCTGGAACATTGACTGATCAATTTGTTTGTTCAGTAGTTGGCCCAGGAAGTGATGATACTTTTACTTGGGTAAAAACTGACTTTGGTATTACTTCTTTAAATCAAGGTTTTATTATTACTGCAATACCAGGAGTTGACACAATAGGATTACAAATACCTGCAATAAAATATGTAGATAATTCAGATCCTGCCGATGTTCTTTATGAATACTTTGATTTGAATATTACTAATTCTCAATTTCAAGAAATAGGATCAAGAAAAAGTTTACACAGTAACAGAGACTATGAAGTGGGTATAGTTTACATGGATGAGTATTTAAGAAGCTCAACAGCCTTGGTGTGTGAAACTAACGCAGTATACACACAACCTCAAACATCAGTAAAACTTAACAAGATAAGAGTAACCTTGACTAGTCCTCCACCTTTTTGGGCGACTAAGTATAAGTTTGTAGTCAAAAGAGTGCAATCAACTTATGAAACTCTATATGCTAATTTATATTTTCAAGGAGAAAATACAAGTAGTGTGTTCTATCAATTGCTTGGTCAGAACCAGGTAAAAGCAGAAACAGGAGATACTTTGATTGTAAAAGCTGATGGTAATGGGCCGAGAGAAAATTTAGTAAAAACACAAATACTTTCTATAGAAGCAAAGGAAGAAGATTTTATAGAGGGTGATCAATCACAAACCGATGATGTAGAAGAACCTGCAGGACTTTATATGGAGTTAAAGCCCAGGGGTTTTATAGGCACAAATGAAGCTGATGAATTCTCCTCAGTCGATAATGGTGTAAAAAGTGCAGGAAGTAGACCGAACAAACCTAGAGTTGACTATCCTGTGTTTCCTGAATCATTAACTGATGCTGCAGATCCATTATACGAAGCTTATGATTTACCTGCAGGTAGTTTAGTTACATTTGAAATTAGGTTTAATAGAAACGACAGGGGATCAGATTGTGGTCAAGAGTTTTATGAAAAAAACTTTACTGTTCAAGCAACTCAAGATTATCCAAACCTACACTCAATGGTGTTGGGAGAAAATGTAGTTTTTACAGGTGGTGATAGCAGGGTTACAGGAGATGAAGTGCCCAATCAAAATGTATTTTATCCTACTCTAGCTACTTCATCTAGTGAAGGTGTTGGTGGAAACGAATTGTTTTTTACAAATGGAGTAAATAAATATCAATTCTTTAAGACACAACCTAGTGGAGGTAGAATGTTTTTTGGAGTCCGAAGTGGAACACAAAAATGTGGTGGTATAGGCCCTAGATTTTCTTACCTTCAAGTTCACATACGAGCGATTAGAGCAGCTAATTTAATGGTGTTTGAAACTGTGCCAAAAGATGCAGATGTAGATCTTTATTTTGAGGGAAGTAAAAATTACAATATTACAAATGGTTTCCATGAGGGAAATATACAAAACCAAACAGCAACAGATGCTGCTATAGTGGATTTATCTTTCTTTGATTGTTTTAGTTTTGGTAATGGAGTAGAAAGTTACAAGATTTTAGACAACTTAGATGGAAGAAAATTTGATCTAGGTGTAAGAGTTACTTCTGTTTCAGAACAAGATTACAAAAAAGCAGACAGGTTCGCAGGTATAACATATAGTGGTGTATTTAACAATGAATCGAATGTAAATAGACTTAATGAATTTAATTTAGGATTAGCCAACTTTAAAAATCTAGAAAAAAATTATGGAGCTATCCAAGTTTTAAGTCCCAGGGAAACAGACATACTAGTATTACAAGAAGATAGAATATCTTATGTGTTAGCAGGAAAAAACCTACTTTCAGATCTATCAGGTACAGGAGCTTTGACTTCAGTACCAGAGGTTTTAGGACAACAAATAGCAAGATTAGAGGAATATGGAAACAGTTTTAATCCAGAAAGCTTTGCAACTTTTGGAACAGATAAATATTTTACCGATGCCAAAAGAGGAGCAGTAATAAAGCTATCTGGAACAGGGTATAGTTCAGAAACTTTAGAAGTAATATCTAAAGCAGGTATGAGATCTTTTTTTAGAGATGAATTTACTTCTGGATTTAACACACAAAAAATCGGAGGTTACGATCCATACATGAATGAATATGTATTGTCCTCTAATAATACTGAATTACCAAAACCACCTCCTGTTTATACTTGTGATCAAAGTATTTCGCAAGTGGCTGCAGCTTCAAGTTATACTTTTGTAATAGATTATGGAACTGCGATAGGAGATTCGTCTGTTGGTATTCAAACTGATAATGATATAGATATAACAATAGCATACAATGGAGTTGATGTTGTTGATTTAAGTATTACAGCTCCAGGACAAACTGTCACATTTAGCAAACCACTCAACTTTCCCACTACAGCTACTTTTACAGTTAGACCAACTAATGGAGCTACCTCATACACTATAGTGCCAAGATGTGTTGCTACTACTCCACTTCAGATTATTCAAATAGCTTTGACAAGTGCACAAGACGCAGGTAAATTTATTCACAATCAATATGAATGGCAGAATGGATCAGATCCAATAAGCCCTTTATCAAGCGAGCAAATATTATTCTTAAGTGGCGATCAACCTTTGGTTTCTAGTTACATTTCAACTTCAGGTTTTGAATCTATAGGTGTATTCCCTGTTGATGGTGCAAATGTCACTATGAAGTCCAATAAAATATTGTCTGATGATTTTGATTTTGATACTGCTCAAGATAATTTTTCTTATCTATCTTCTGCAACATTATATCAAAACAATACAAGCGATATAGAAACTTTGATACCATTATTACAACAAGCCACACCTATATCAAACCCCTCAACAGGTTTATACCAGGCTTCGTTTACTTACAACACAGGAAATCCTTATCTTTATATGGTATGGGATTACAGAAAATCAACACAAATAGAACTTTGTTATGATGCAACTTCAGAACTAAATGCGTGTTGTGATTGTGGAGTTTCTCCACCTGCGTGTCCAGACCGAAGATTAGTTTTTCAAATATGTAATTCTAATTCTTTGATTGATGATAATTTTGAAATATTCTTGAATAATGTAAGTATAGGTACAGTAAATCTAAATCAAAACGCACAGATCGGTGCTGTATTTATTGCAAGTACAAGCAATACAGAAACCATAACTTCGTCTGATTTTGTTTGTCCTCTTACAAATATGACAACAAACTATTTCAACCCAGATATAGTGTTGGGTGGTACAAATACTATATTTATGAAAAATATTCAGAACAATGGTAATGGAAATTTCGGAACTATTGGAGTGAGAAATTATTTATTAACAGGTTCAAACTTAAGTGATCCATTGAATGTTGCTGATCTAACTTATTCAGGAGCTTCAGGTTCGGATTTTACTTTAACTTTTAACTATAATGATTGTGGTACATAATGGCAGTAGTAACTAAATATATAGACGCAACAAGTTTTGAATTAGCAACTCGTGTATATGATGATGCTGATTTATTAATTATATCGGCTGATGGATATTATTCTTTTGATGGTAAGTATCGAGAGCAAGTTAATGGTGTATTGGGAAATATTTTTGAGTGCGATTCTTGTTCACAGTCTGTAAATTTATTGTATGATATTTCAGATAACAATGCTTTGTGTTGTACACCTGATCCTGCGACTCAATATTTTTTACCAACAGGCTCAACATTTGCAACTGCAACTACTTTGTTCACAAATCCATCATTGACAACTTCTGCACCAAATGGTTTTTATAAAGAAGAAAGTGCTAGTGGTTACAAAGTAATGTTCAATACTGCTTTAGATGCAACTCTTACTCCATGTCCTACATGTTATGTTGCAGTAAGTTTGGAGTTTGATTCTACAGCAAATGACTTATGTTGTTTAACACCTAGTTTAGTAACCAGGTATGTGTTACAAGGAGAAACATTTGCCACAGCAAGTAATCTATATTTAGACAACGCAGGAACTGTAGCACCAGATGGATTCTACAGAATACCAAGTGCATCAACATACAGAGAAAGCACTTCAGGTGTATTGGCTGTCGCTGCAGGATGTCCAACTTGTGGAGTAGCTTGTTCAGGATCTGTCTCAACTTCAGCTAACTCAGATGGTTTATATGTGGCTACATATAATACAGGTAATACTGTAACTGATGTAGGAGCGATTGTAATATATTTTAATCCTCAATCAATACCAGATGGTATAAGAGTAATATACGATGGAAATACATACAATGTTTTATCTTTCCCTGGTGAAGGATTGGTTGCGTCACAAAATAGTAATGGTTACACCTTCTTAGGTAATCCTAATGATAATTGTGCCAACTTACCTTTCTCTGGAACTTTGACTAAGTATGTTCCAAATGCAACTAACACAGGTTGGGTAACTGATGGAACGAGTTCGGTTAGTATTGCTACAACTGACGATGCAAGAACTGCAAATACTACACTTGATTATGCATATATGGTTGTACCTAAACTTAATGCTACGCCACAAAATATTGTGGTAGAAGTTGCAGCTCCCTGCCCTAGTACAGGATTTAATCTAATAGTAGATTGTCCAGAATCTTTACCATCATTTAATGCAAGTGATGCTCAACTTGATTTCGAGTGTGCATCTAGTTATCCAAACACATTTTATTTTGCTAGAGATTATTCGAATAGAGGAAATACTAGCAATGTATATCCAGAACTTTACAATTTTGTATTTACAGATGAGTTTGGATCTACTGCTCTAGCCGATGGATTCTATATCATGGATAATAACAACTACATAGTAGTAAGTAGTGGAATCGTAGTTCAAACTAGTGTGTGTACAATACCTTAAATAAATAATTATGTCAGAATTTACAGTATCATATACCCCAGAACAAAAAGGATGGCCTTCATTTTATAGTTACATTCCTGATTTTATGTTAGGCATGAACAATTATCTGTATACATTTAAAGATGGAGAGCTTTATAGGCACAACACAAACAATTTAAGAAACAACTATTATGGTGTTCAATACAATTCAAAAATTACTAGCATATTTAATCAAAATCCATTACAAGCAAAATTTTTTAAAACATTAGAGTTAGAATCAGATAGTGCCTGGACAGCCAGTTTACTGACAGATCTTCAAACAGGTAATATTCAAAGCGATTTATTCAAGAAAAAAGAAGGAGCATATTATAGTTTTATTAGATCTAATGCAGGCACAGAAAACTTTAACCTAAGATATGCCACAGGGATAGGGCAAGCACAGGTAGTAGGTGGAACAGTAGCTGCTACTACAATTCAATTCAATGTGCCTATTACCCCAATAGTAAGTATAGGTGATACAATTTTCTTTGGTTCAACACCAGATAAAGCAGGCCCGATCCTGTCAATAAATGCTGATACCAAAACAATAACAGTAGATACTACCAATAATCAACAACCTGCAGGAGGGGATTTCATATTGAGTTTGAAAAATAGTGTAGCAGAATCGCAAGGGATTTTGGGGTACTTTTGTGAGTTTGAATTAGAAAATGATTCGACAAACGCAGTAGAACTTTTTGCAGTTACAGCAGATGTCTTTAAAAGCTTCCCTTAGTTTTTATTATATTTGCATATATTAACCTAATACTATATTTATGGGAGAAGAAGCACTAACAGGTGGAGGTGGAGGCCTAATGCAAGGACTTGGTATCGCAGGAGCAGCAGTAAGTGCAGCAGGCCTGGTTATTGGACTTTTTGAAGCAGCAGAACAAAGGAGAAAAATGAGAGAGTTAGAGTCCGAAACAAAGTCATCTATATTTTCAGCAATAAAAGATGTTCAAAAAAACAGAGCAGAAGAAATAGGTATAAATCTAGAAGGTATACAAGATCAAAAAGATGTAGCAGTAAGAGGGGCAAAACAAGAGTTAGAAGCCAAGCAAGAGGCTGATCCTCGTAACTTACAAGCTCAAGCAACATTTGAAAGACTTAATCAAGTGGGAGCAAACATAAGAGATACAGTAGGAGATAAGTTAACATTAAGAGATGAAGCCATTGCTGAAGAAGCAAAGAGTGATGATGAAACAATCGCAAGTATTAAGTTAGCAGAGAGTGCAGGTCAAGCTCAAGCAGCAGCACAAGCTGATCAAAATAGAGCTACTGCTCTTACAGGAGCTTTAAAAAGTGGTTTAGAAGGAGCTAGAGCTATTGATGATATATCAGAGTTGTATAAACAAAACAGAAACAAAACAACTCCACCATCACCAGAGACTGTTGCGTTCGTAAAAAACTTTATGGATAGTCAAAAACCTACAGGGCCTAGAATAGGTAACGCTACTTTTGGTAATCAATTTGCTTTGCCAGAATTTCAGGGTATGTCACTATCTGATCAATTTAGATTAACAACAGGTCAACCTATGACATTTGGCAACCCTAATCTTTTTCCTACTCAACAAGATCCTACATTCGGACAAAAAATAGGTAAAGGAATCAATGTGGGTTTAGATGCACTATCTGATTTCACAGGTATAGGAGATGGACAACCATTTGATGAGTCTATATTAGGACAGTTTTTTGGTAATCTAAATCTATTTGGCAAAAATAATTAATACATATGGCAGTTAATATTCCAGATCAATTAGGGTATGCAAAAAGAGATAGCTCAAATCTAGTAGATTGGGGCACGATTGCAAGTGGTATAACAAAAGAGATTCGAGATGTTAGAAAAAGAAGGATAGGAGAAAGACAAGAAATAGAGAATCAAACCAACGAACTTAACAAAGCAATACAAGATGTCGAGCTTGGTCAGAGCCAATCTGGTAATGACTTTATAATGGCAGGTGCAGGTCAAGCATCAAACTCCTTACTTACCATAAATAGATTATTTAAAAATGGAGAGATCACTCAAAACGATTACGCTAGGTTTAGACAAAAACTTGGAGATGATTGGACACAATTAAAAAATTCGTTCACTCAATTCAATCAATTATATGCCAATGCAAAGAGTGAATTAGATCAAGACAAACTTTCAGCTTTAGGTGAAAAATCTTTTGATGCATTCAAGAGTTTTACCGACATGAAAAACAATGTGATCAATGTGGATCCTACAACAGGAGCTTTGGTTATAAGAAATACAAAAACAGGTGAGATTATGCCTGTTCAAAACATGGGTAATCAAGCGATTGATTTGGCAAAACAATATGATCTTGATAGTAATGTATCAGAATTAGTAGAAACTCTAGGTATTGTAGATTTTGTTACAAAAGATGGAGGAAAAACTATCAAAAGTATTACTAATAATCCGAAATTTAAGGACGCTTTAACACAATATCAAGAATCTATATTGGGTGATGCACGAAATGCAAGTTCTGTTTTAACAGGATACGACACTAAGTATAAAGTATTTTTAGGTGATAAAGATCAAACTAATAAAGATGCAGATGGAAAAGTTATTGCATACGATAGCAGTAATCCATTCCATATTCTAGCTTCAAGAGACAGCAACAATAGTTGGCAACCAGATCTTACTGATACTCAAAGACAAGCAGTCAAAACTATAGTTGAAGATAATCTAATGGCTAAGATTGACAGAGAGGTAAAAATCAATACACAAAACAAACTTCTCCAAGACAATAAAGTTCAAAGATTCAGTAAAATTGACTTGATTACAGACATTTTCTCTCTCAAGGGTAGTGCAGCAGGTCAAGTAGCTCAAGAAACTTTAGATTCTTTCAATAAAAATTTACCTAGTAATAAAAGGATTACAAACATTACAAGAAGAGATGGCAAATTATTTATTACAGGAGAAGGGTTTAGAGATTTTCAAACCACAGGTAATACAGAACAAGATTATTTATCGGTTGCAGAAAGACTAGGTTTATCTACGATACCAGACTTCAAACAATTGATAAACGAATACAGGGCTGAAGGTAATACGCTTGCACAGGTGGCAGCACCTAGAACCTTGGATGAGATTAAAGAAGAAATTAGAACAAAACAACCTAATTTAAACGAAGAAGAAGTGAAAAGACTGGCAGAGATTGAATTCCAACAAAGTCAAGATGATATCAACTTCTCTATAGATGCATTCAAAGAGTCGATAGATCCACAAACAGCACAGGTAAATAATCCAGATGGTAAACAACAAAGTCTTGCATCCTGGATATTATCTATACCTGATTACGATGCAAGTATAGCAGAGTACAAATCCCCAGGTGATCCTGATGCAACTTTCCTACAAGATAGAGGAAAAATACAACAGATAGGTAAGGATTATCTTTTTGCTTTCAACAGTATTGTACCAACTGCCGAAGGGTTTAATTTTGAACTTGTAGAGGATGATGCTTTTGAGAATCAATTTGAAAGTAGAGGAAGACAAAGACAAAAACTTAAAGCCACAACTACAGATCCACAATACATTTTAAAAGTAACTACACCAGATAAAAAAGTATTTGAAATAAATGTGTTAGGAGACAATGTAACTATACAAGATGAAGTTCTTAAGTTTATAAATGATAACAGAAATGTTACTGAAGATATAATGGTTGATCCTAACGACATGGGCTAATGAACGAACAAAGACTTAAAAATATTTGGAATAGACTAACTGCTGATGGCAAAACCACTAGTGATTTTGAGACATGGATGTCTAATATATCTAATAATCCCAATGTTCAAATGAATGTACACACCTATTTGGTGGAACAAAAGCTAACTCAAAACGATTTTGACACCTGGTCTACGAACACAGGCTTAAAAAAAAAAGACGAAAGCGAAGTATCTCCTTCCATTTCTCAAATGGAAAGTACGGAGTCTATTACAGAGGAGCCAGACATGTCATCTGGGCAGGAGTCTGGAGAAAAAATCACAGGGATTGAAAGAGCTTTTGGTAAAAATTTCATAACAGATTTTTTTGGAGATATCTATCGAGCTTACGAGCTTGGTGATGCACAAGGTGATACCATAGGTGATGCCTTAAATTTATTTGCATCAGGAGCAGGAGCTGACGAAGAAGATATAGCGAGTTATTTAGAGGCAGTACAAAGAATGGATAGCATGGGTGCTTCAGATGAAATGAAAGCCATGCAAAAAGAAATGGAAGAGAATGGTGGTGGAGTTTGGGGTTTTATTCAAGCGATCGCTAAAAATCCAAGTGTTGCTCCACAAGTATTTGTTTCTTCAGTAAAAGGAATGGTAGATGATGATGCTATAAAAACAGGTATAGTTACAGGATTAGGTGGAGCTGCAGTATCAGGTGGTACTCTAGCTTTACCAGGATTTTTATTAGGAGCTAGTGGAGCTCTTGAAACTGCCATGTCTTTCACAGAATTTCTAAAAGAAGAAGTACAAAAAAAAGGACTAGAGTTTGGTGATGAGGGAGTGAGAGCAGTTCTTCAAGATCCTAAAGCTTTGAATAGAATCAGAGCTAGGGCAGCAGGAAGAGGTTTGGTAATCGGTGGAGTAGATGCTATATCAGGTGGTATTGCAGGTAAACTTTTGGGAGCACCTGCCAAAGTAGGAACTCAATTATCCAAACTCCAAAAAGTTGTACCTAAAAGTTCTCTAGGTAAGATAGCTACAGCAGGTGTAATAGAGGGAACAGGTGGTGGTGTAGGTGAAGCTGCAGCTAGAGGTGTTGTAGGACAAGAAATGGATGCTTTAGAAATAGGATTAGAGGCAGTTGGTGGTGGCCCTGTAACAGTTGCTCAAGCAACTAGTGAAATCACAGGAATCGATCCCATAAGGGGCTCTATGAACTTGGTTGAGGGTGGTATGAAAAGAATTCTGCCAGGGCAATACAAGATTAATGGAGAAGTTAGGACAAAACAAGATGTACTAAATATCTTAGAATCTAATGATCCCCAGGCAATAGCAGGTGCTAAATTAGAAATCACCAACGATCCAGAATTAAAAGCAAGATTTGAAAATGCAAAGAGAGATGTAGCAGCAACAAAAAAAGCTGAACAATTCATACCTGAAAACATTCAGGGTGAAGACAGAGCTCGATTGATACAAATAGAAAAAGATCTTTCAGCTCTGAAAGGAAAGGATAGTAGTGTAGCTAAGACCAGGGTTAAAGTCCTGGAACAAGAAATGAGTTCTATATTGGATAAGTATAAGGAAACTGAAACTACTACGATAGAATTTACTGATGAGTTTGTAGTTGAGAAACTAAAAGAGGAAGGAAACACTAATCCAAGTCCTGAAGATATTGCTAAAAAGAAGCAAGAATTAATTGTAGAACAAGAAAAAATTATAGAAAATGCCAATCAAGAGCAAAGCCCAGATGAGGTATCTGGCGAGGGAGAATCCACGACTACTGAAGGAGTGGTTGACGAAGTACAAAACGAATCTGTCGACACTACCAGAAAGGGTGGGGAAGAAACAAACATCAATGAAAACGAAGAGATTTCGAGCGATGTAGATACTGAGGAGGGTGGTACAGAGAATGTAGCAGGCACATCAGTTTATGATTCCAATGTAGAAAATAATAATGAAGTAAACGAAAGAGGTTTAGTAGATCAATTTTTAGACACTAGGTTTGGAAAGTTATTTGATTTTAGGGAAGGTACAACTAAGCGACAAAAATTTATTGACAAGTATACTAAACTAAGAAAATTACAAAG